AAAAGATCAAGCTGCTTTATTACCACATCGCAAACGCACAGAAGGATTACATTCATCAGACCACGCACACACTGGTCTCCATGCACCCCAAGAAAGTCGTCATGGAAGACCTGAACGTGCAGGGCATGATGAGGAATCGTCATCTGTCGAAGGCAATTCAGGAACAATGCTTCTATGAATTCATCCGACAGATGAAATACAAGTGCGAATGGAACGGTATTGAGTTCGTTCAGGCAGACCGCTTCTATCCCAGCAGCAGGACATGTTCCTGTTGCGGAGCGTATAAGCGTGATCTGAAACTGAGCGACCGGGTATTCCGCTGTAGTGAGTGCGGTGCGGAGTTTGATCGAGATTACAACGCGGCAATCAATCTGATGCGGTATGAGACCCACAAACACGGATCTCAGCCGAGGGGCGTCGTTACGCCCTTGGATCCTGTGGAGCGCTATACTAACTCAAGTAGCCAGAGGGCGAACGAGGGCGCGACGAAGCAGGCAGTTTAGCTTTGGGTCTAAACATAACGGCTATCCGCCGCTGACCTGCTGCAACAATGCAGACCTTGCGGCGCGATGTACGAGCAGAGACGCGAAGAAAGCGATCTGGGGAATTACAGCGGGCGCAAAGTTCAACAGTGACTGCGCGCTGCTGCTCAGAGAAGGTTTCCGTGCAGGGCGAATTCGCCTGCTCGAAAACGAGTTTGACGCGGAAGAAAAACTGAAGGAGATCAAGGGCTATGCGTCGTTTTCTCCGGAAGACAAGGCAGTGCTGCTATTGCCATATGTCAACACGACACTGCTGGTCAGTGAAATGATCGGACTCGATCATGATGAGAGCGGCGGTCTAGTAAAACTGACAGAGAAGCGGTCAGCCCGCAAAGACAGATATTCCAGCCTGTCCTACAATTTCTATGTAGCAACGGAACTGGAGAAGAACCTCTCACGTGCGGAGCGAAGAGGGGACGAGGTCAAAGAATCTTTCATTTTCAGAGCGCCGAAAATCAAATAGAGAGGAGGTGAGAGTTTGGAGGAAAGTGAAAACAGAAAACCAGCCAGTACAGATAACGTTGTCATACGTGTTCCGGAGCGCTTCAGCGTGATCAACCGCATGATTTTGCGCGATCTCAATAACAATACGAGTCAGCAGTCGTTTTATTTGTATTCGAAGTCCGACATTTCGGAATTCCTAAAGAATCCTGCGACAAACGAACAGAAGCTGCGTCAGGCTGTCATCTATATGTATGGCGCCAGCGCGCACTTCAGACGTCTTATCCAGTACTTTACATCACTGTCTGATCTTTCTTATGTCGTTTCGCCGAAGGGAATCGATACGGGGACAGCCAAGCCGGCGACTGTCAAGCGTAACTATAAGCGCGTGCTTAACCTACTGTCTAATATGGACATCAAAAACCAGTTCGAGAAGGTGCTGACCGTTTGTCTTCGAGAGGATGTGTTCTATGGAACAATCTGGGAGACGACGGACAGCGTGCTGATCCAGCAGCTGCCGTCTGACTACTGTGCAATTGCGGTAGTTGAAGACAATGTGCTCAATGTTTCGTTTGACTTTTCCTATTTCGACTCGAATGCGGCGAATCTGCCGCTCTACCCCCAGGAGTTCTCGGCGAAGTACGAGTTATACAAAAAGAATCGTACGGGCATGCGGTGGCAGGAACTAGACGCGCCGACGTCGTTCGCAATCAAGGCCAACAAAGACATCCTCAGTTACGCCATCCCGCCGTTTGCGGGAATCCTTCGGGAGGTCTACGACATCGAGGACTACAAGCAGCTCAAGATGTCGCGGACGGCGCTTGAAAACTATGCCATGCTGGTCATGCACCTGGGAATGGATGAAGACGGCAACTACGTGATGCCCTTTCAGACAGCCAAGGATTTCTGGGGTAACCTCGACAGCGTACTGCCGCCAGAGATCGGCAGCGTGCTGACGCCTATGCCGATCGAAAAGATTAGTTTTGAGCGGACGCACACGGGCGAGACGAATGCGCTTGCGGAAGCGGAACAGGATCTTTATACTGCCGCTGGCGTTTCCAGCCTGTTGTTCAACAACGAGAAGGCCTCCGCTGCGAGCCTGCTCCTCTCCATTAAAGCCGATCAGTCAATGACGTACAGCATCGTCAAGAGCATCGAATGTATGCTTAATCGTTTTATCCACCGGAAAGGGTACGGCAAGTACTTCAAAGTAACATTCCTTGACTGCAGCCCGTTTAATCGTAAAGAAATGGGCGACGCCTACTTGAAGGCATGCCAGTACGGTCTGCCGATGATCAGTTATTACGCGGCCTCTCAGGGAATGGGGCAGGATGAAGCAGACTGCATGAACTTCCTGGAGAACGATGTGCTGAACCTGGTGGAGCGGTATAAGCCTCTTCAGAGCAGCGCTACGCAGACGACTGAGTCGAGTGAACCGGGGAGACCGACGTCCGATCCTGGTGATCTGACGGATTCCGGCGAGCAGTCGAGAGAACAGGAGTGAGAAGATGAGCGAAGGCAGTTTTATTTATGCGGTGACTCGGGAAGCCCGGGACGGGCTGCTGAGAGCGGGCTATGATCTTCTTCATGAAGATCAGGACAGCGGAATGTGGGTCTTTGCAAATAAAGCGGGTTCGGTCGCCGAATTGCGTTTCGGGCTGGGCGCGCTTCATAAAGACTGCATTTTTTCGGACACGCTCTCATTTTAGAAAAAATGATAGAAAGGTGGCGGTGAAGATCGCAGAGGGGACAAGCCTCCAGTTTCAGTCGGCATTGACGGACTGGAGCGAACAGAATTCGTCATTTGACAAGGCGGTCATGCGGATTGCTTATCACGGAACCAACCGCAACCGAACCAGCATCAGTAAGGAAGCATTTGAGGCAGCGATCCCGTCCATGTACAACTGCCCGGTTGTTTGTCGATATAACCGGGAGGACGACAGTCTGGGTGGGCACGACGTGAAGCTTGTTAAGGACGAGAAGCACGATACGGTCAAAATCGTGAACATTACACATCCGGTTGGCGTAATTCCCGAGAGCGCCAAGTGGTACTGGCAGGAAATTGAGGAGGACGACGGCACAAAGCGGGAGTATCTCTGCGCGGAGGTGCTGATCTGGAAGCGACAGGAAGCCTATGAGCACCTCAAGAAAAACGGGGTGACGGACGAGTCCATGGAGATTCGTGTTCAGAGAGGCTTTTCGGATGAAGAGAAGGTGTTTCATATTGAGGAATTCGAGTTCACTGCCTTCACTCTTCTTGAGAGCGTTGCCCCTTGCTTCCCTGACGCCTGCCTCGAATTCTCGCTCGATGAGATCCGGCAGGAATATTCTCTGATGATGGAGGATTTCAAACGGGAATTTACACAGGTCACGTCCGCTCCGGCGGCTGACATAAAACTTGAAGAGAAAGGAGGAGACGAAACATTGAACATTGTTGAGATGATGGCGGAATACGGGCTGGAGGAGAGCGACATTGATTTCGAGATTGAAGGAATGGATGAAGAAACGATCCGCGCCCGTTTCGCCGAAATCAAGGAAAAGAAGAATCCGCCGGTGACGGACTCTGTTTCTGAAGAGTCGGAACCCGAGCCTGTCGAAGAGGAGAAGTTCTCCCTGACGGCTGAGCAGACTACGCGGGCTTTGGCCAACGCGGTTAATTCGCGACAGATCGAGACCCCCTACGGCATGCGTGCGGAGTATTTTATGCTGGACTACGATGCCTCGCTCGGCGAGGTCTACTGCAGAAGGGGCAGCGACTGGTCTTTCGTCGGCATGACCTATTCAATGGAAGGTGATAGACCGGTAATCGATTTCGATCATCCGAAGCCGAAAAAGATCGTATACGTCGATCTTGACGAAGGTGAGGAGCCTTGGGTATTTTCTGACGAAAAGGAGTTTATCCGAGCCGAGGTTGAAGCGGAGTTTGCTGCTGAAAAGCAGGAACTGAGAGAGCTTCGGGAATTCAAGACACAGCGTCTGGCAGAAGAGCATCAGGCTCAGGCAGACGCTGTTTTTGCGCAGTTCTCGGATCTGACGGGCAATGAGGCGTTCGAGGCGCTTAAATCTGGCTGCTCTGAGATGAGCAAGGAAGACATTGAAGAGAAGTGCTACGCGATTCGCGGGCGCAGTGCGTCGATGAACTTCTCGCTGAACAACAATTCGGCGGTCGTGCGCATGCCCGTTGAGAAGGAACCCAAGGGCAATGAGGACGAGCCGTATGGCGGCGTCTTTAAGCGTTACGGTATTGGCAGGTAATTGGTAAACAATTTATTGACTTATAGAAGATGGAGGAAATAGAAATGGCTTACGCTGTTGTTAGGACTGATCTGATGACCGGCACCGATGTGCGTGCCGATCTGCGTAGTGTGCGCTACATGGGCGCTGATGGTAATACCCCGACCGCGATCGAAAACGGTCATGTTGTGAAACTGTCTGCTCTGATGGCGGGCGAGCGTGAACTGTGGAAGGGCGTTGACGTCGCTGCGACTGACGCGCTGAATGACATTGTTCTGATTGCGACCCCCGAAGTGATGTACGACGAGCGCAAGAAGAATCTGGATGACTTTATCAACGAGAAGGATCGTGATTGCCGCGGCTACGTGCTGCACTCTCGCGATATTTTCTCTGTGACCGCTGAGGCGCTGGACGCCGCTGCGACTCCCGTGGTCGGCAATCTTGTGGAGCTGGCCGCTGGTACCAAGCTCAAGGTCGTCGCGACCGCCACGGACAAGTCTACCCAGGTCGGTAAGGTGATCGATGTTAACAAGGTCGGCCGCTATACCTACTATGTGATTCAGGTCGCCTAAGAGAACGAGAGGATTGGAGGAAAATAGACAATGGAAAACATGAAGGATGTGGTGAAGGTTGCCGTGGACGCGTATCACGGCAACGTCGCGAAGTACTCCGTCAACGATTCGATGGAGCTGCTCCGCAGCGCGATGGTTGAGGCCAACAATGGCTCGACTATTATGAACTACAAGGACATCCGCGACGGCAAGTGCGTTGGCCTGTTCTCCCTGGTCGAGGAAATTCTGAGCCGTACTGTGGTGGATGGTCTGCAGAACGACGACTTTTTCATGAGCCAGGTTGAGTTCCGCAATGTGGCGCAGGGCGATTCCCCGCTCTTTACTGTGGAAGACGACAACCAGGTGTTCGTGGTGGACGAGATTGCCGAGGGCACTCAGGGGCTGCGTCGTCAGCGCCTGGGTGGCAGCACTCAGACTCAGATCCCCACTCGCCTGTATGGCGCGCGTATCTACGAGGAAATGAATCGTGTGATGTCCGGCGCGGTGGACTTCAATAAGCTGATTGCCAAGGTGGGCGATGCCTTCCGCCAGAAGCTGCTCAACGAGATTTACGCTCTGTGGTCGTCTGCCACTGCGACCGATTTCGGCGGCGCCGCGTATTTCCCGGTGGCTGGTACCTATGACGAGGATGCCCTGCTGGAGCTGGTTTCCCATGTGGAAGCTGCTGCCGGCGGCAAGACCGCGACTATCATTGGCACCAAGGCCGCCCTGCGCACCATTCAGCCCACCACTCTGGCTGATGAGTACAAGAGTGATCTGTACAACATGGGGTACTACGGGAAGTGGAACGGCGTGAACTGCGTCGCGATTCCGCAGCGCCACAAGCTTGGCACTACCGATTTCGTTTATGACAATAAGACCCTGACCATCGTGGCTGGTGATCAGAAGCCCATCAAGGTTGTGCGCGAGGGCAATCCCCTGCTGATCATGGGTGACCCGATGAAGAACGCGGATCTGACCTATGAGTACATGTACACTGAGCGCTGGGGCAGTGGTCTGATCCTGGCTGGCAACAGCGGTATTGGCCGTTACAAGATGACCTGATCGATGCGTGGATGAAGCGGGGCGGCGAATAACCGCTCCGCAGAGGAAGAAAGGAAGGACACAATGGCAGTCAAAAAGACAGTTGCCAAGAAGGCCGTGGAGACAGATGCGATCGAGAATGTCGCTATGAGCGCCCCCGAAGCCGAAGCGCCCAAGAAGAGCTATCGCGCGAAACGGACGCTTGACCCGCATATGTATGTGACGGTGCGAAACGGTTTCGCGGGAACGCTGGTGTACAGGAGTCGGTCGACCAGAGAGCGTTATGTATGGGATGGTTTCGGCGCGGAGCAGGACATCGAGCTTCAGGAGCTGAAGAGTGCGCGCAATGCGAGCAAGGAATTTTTCGAGAACAACTGGTTCCTGATTGATGATCCCGAAGTGATCGCCTGGCTGGGCGTCGAGCGCTGCTACAAGAACGCGCTGAACTTCGAGGAATTCGATGAGCTGTTTGCACTGTCGCCCGAAGAGATCACTGCGCGGGTCGCGCTTCTCTCATCTGGGCAGAAGCTGAGTCTGGCATATCGCGCCAAGGAGAAAATCGAAAGCGGCGAACTTGACTCCATTAAGGCGATTACCGCACTGGAAAAGGCGCTGGGAACCGAGCTGATTGAACGATAGGAGGCGCATATGACAATCTTTTACGATGATGTGATCAGCGCTTTCCTTAATAAAGTCACTGAGTACGACTTCCTTCGTATGACTCCCGAAGATCGGGGGCAGATAGTCGATGGGTACTTGCATAGGGCGAGGGCAATGCTGGCCGAGGTACTTTCGGAAAGTACATTGGTAGATAGTCGGGAAGAGCGACTGTTTACCGGGGCGGGCATGACGGACTCTGAAGCGGACGAAATCATCGAGATCCTGAGCGAGGGAATGCTGGTGCAGTGGATGAAGCCGTACGTCTATAAGCAGGAGAATCTGGAGAACTTGCTTAATGGTACGGACTGGTCTTCTTACTCGCCGGCTGAACTGCTCAAGCGCGTGTCTGAGACATACGAGAAAGTTCAGAAGAACTATGTGAATCTGGTTCGGAACTACTCGTACCGTCATGGCGACCTGACCAGCCTGCACATGTAATGGCAAATTCTCAAAATAATTGCATACCGGACGAGCTGATTGATAAGCGGATCGAAGCTCTTATCAATCAGTTTTTTAAGATTCTGCCGCTCAGAGAGAGCGAGGAACCGTCGCTTCCGGCGTACATGAGAAGTCTCCAGAGGGAGCTTATTGGGCTCCAAGGGTTGGCAGTCAGGCTTCAGACGGACGTGCAGTACATTACGGTGCTGTCGATTCTGCAGTATCTGATTTCGCACGATTGCACAGTCCACACGGTGAAGACAGAAGTCTTCAAGGCAATTTCGTTACTCAAGCAGATGGGAAAACAGAATGAAAGGAGGCGAAGAGGATGAACGCATGGGATCGGTATTCGGAAAGAATGGCTCTGGTTGGGACATCCAAGAGGGAGAGTATAAAGCGAAACACGATGGAATCGATCCGCAGGCGCATTCTTTCTTCGCCTGCTTGCAAGAAGGTTCTGATTGACGGTGTACCTCAGATGGTCGGCATTGCCCACACGGAGGATATGAACGTCAAGCGTATTTGTTCGATTCCTGGCGAGCATCTCAAGCATGGCGGCCTCGTCCACTTTGCTGAGAATCACTGGCTAATCACCGAGATGGATGCTGACAATGAGATGTATGATCGCGGAAAGATGACGCAGTGCAACTATGTGGTGAAGTGGATCGGTAAGGACGGGAAACTGAAAGAAAAATGGTGCATCGTGGAAGACGGAACCAAGTATCTGATCGGCGAAAATGAGCGACAGCTCATGACTGTAGGTGATTCCCGTCTATCTCTGACTGTCGCGAAGGATGAAGACACTGTAGAACTGAGCCGGGGCACACGTTTTTTGATCGACGATGAGGATTCAGATGACGTATCAGCGTTCCAGATCACGAAACCGAACAAGCTCTACAATGTGTATAACGGGCAAGGCGTGTTCCGATTCATACTGCGCGAGGTGCTCGTGACGCCGGATGACAACAAGGCGCTGCGAATCGCTGATTACAATAATTGGAAGCCTGAGCAGGTGACGGATAACGACCATGTGGACAGCGCGCAGACGGTTGCGCAGATTGTCTCTGCGGCGCAGGAGGAATCAAAGGCCAGACCTTTGGATGATAAGGAGGTGTGGCTGTGAATCTGAGCGAGTTCTTTGATTACAAAAACACGCTGATGAAGGAGATCTGCTCCAATGAGCGACTTGTGCAGTTGATTACTGGCAACAAGATGGCGGACGTTCCGAATCATGCGCTTCCGTACTCGCAGGTTTTCCCGTTTGAGTTCGTCCCGGAGACAGTCGATGAGGGCAGAACGTACATTTGCTTTGACGTGGACATTGTGGAAGCGCAGAGCAAGACGTTTTATACGCCTGTAATCTACATTTGGGTGTTCACACACAAGAGCCTGTTGCGTGCGCCCGATGGTGGAATCCTGTTGGACATGATCAGTGAAGAGCTGGACAAGATGCTTAATGGCAGTCGGTTCTACAGCATGGGTGAGCTGAATCTCCGCGCGGCAACGCGATTCGTCCCGATCTCTGACTATCAGGGGCGCGCGCTGGCTTATACGGCAAGGGACTTCAATCGCCTATATGCGAATCGCCCCATCCCTACAAATCGTAAGAAGGGGACGTGAGTCGTGTGGGCAGTCTGCTGTACGCATCCGAAATTCCAATCAATGATCATTTGTCCGTGAAAATCCCCACGATAGGAAAGATCAAAGAATCTGAGGACGATTACTTCAGCCTTGTCTGCTCATTTGTCGCCACGCCATATGATTTAATGGTTCAGCTGGATGATGCGGGAATTGACTTTACAAAGATCAATGATTTCGAGCTGTTTATGCTCTTACTTCCGCAGATTGCAGCAATGGACGCCTCGCCTTTATTCGGGGAATTGAGATGGGCGGACTTCGCCCCGGCGCAGAGTGAGCAGAACGGTGAGCTGATTCTGCTCAACGGGCAGACTGGAGCGGTGATCGACGCGAGTATACACGATAGGATGTGCTCTGCTATTCGCAAGATCCATTATATGGAGAAGGAAATCCACAAGCCGGCTAATGAAGAAGCGCGAAAGTATCTGATAGAACGCGCGCGGAAGAAATTGAAACGCCGGAAGAATAAAGAGAAGGAATCCCCCTTAGATCCATATATTATTGCGCTGGTCAATACGCCCCATTTTAAATACGACTATGAGCAGACGAAGGGACTGACTGTCTATCAGTTCTATTCAAGTGTCTATCAGATTGCCCACAAGATCCGCTATGACAACATGATGATCGGCGCGTTCGCGGGGACGATCAAGATGGACGAGATGAAGGAAGAAGACAAGACCTGGGTTATGACACGTAAATAGGAGGAAGAAACATGAACAAGGTACCTGATATTACCCTGACCAGCCTTGATACGATCAAGGCGTATGACCTGACTACCGGTGACCTCAAGTTTATCCTGGATGAGCTGCAGGACGCGACCATCGCCAACACTCAGGAGAAGCAGGACATTACCGGTAAGGGCGGCCGCAAGCTGAACAGTCTGAAGAAGAACAAAGCCGTGACCATCTCCGGTAACAACGGCCTGATTTCTGCTGGTCTGATGGAGATCCAGACTGGTGGCGAGTTCACCGAAAAGGACGCCGTGACGGTTGACTGGACTGATTACATCACTGTAAAAGATAACAAGGCGACCACCGGCTATAAGGCCATCGGTACTGCCGGCAAGGAAATCACCGCCGTTTATAAGAAGAACAGCGACGGTACTCGCGGCGACAAAATGGAACAGGCTGCGGCTGCTGCAGCCGGTAAGTTTGCCTATGATCCCGCCTCAAAGGAACTGACTTTCAACGAGAAAGAGATCGACGACGGCAGCGAGATCATTGTGTGCTACAAGCGCCAGCTCAAGGGCTACACGCTGTCCAATGACTCCGACAAGTATTCCGGCAAGGCTGCGCTGTACATCGACGGTCTTGGTGAAGATGCTTGCGCCAACCAGTATCGTGTGCAGATCTATGTGCCTAAGGCCGACTTCTCCGGTGAGTTCAGCTTCCAGCTGGGCGGCGACCAGTCCGTGCATGCGTTTGAAGCCGAGTCTCTGGCCGGCTCTTCTGGCTGCGCTGGTTCCGGTCTGGGCTCCTCCCTGTGGACCTGGACTGTGTTCGGCGTGAACGAGGCCGACGCTACCGTAGGTGGCTGATGAGACGTTATGCCGAGGGTAAAGAGGCAATGTCGGGTGTGCGGCAAGACTTATGAGGCTTGCAATACGCCCAATCTGACGGGCGCCTTTCGTTGGCAGGATGTGGCATGCAGCCGGCAGTGCGGCGAACAGTACTTGAAGATCATTACGCAGGTGCGTAATGCGCAGAGGGCGAATGGTCAACATACCCAGCAGCCCGGCGAATGAGACCGGGAGGGAAGGCATTGCGCTTTCCCTCCTTATTTTTTCACGATTGGAGGCAAGAGTGGAACGTAAGATCCAGTTGGTAATCGATGAAAGCGTACTTCAGGAGTACGACAGGCATTACTTTTCAATTCATAAGCGCGCGAGCAAGCGGCCGATTCAGCACCCGTGGCACGAATCAATCAACCAGTGGATGGTGATGCGCCGCCCGATGATGAACGCGCTCAAGCAGCGGTGGAAGGATTTCATCGCGTGGTTTATCGAGAAACAAGGTTATTCTAACCTGCGCATTGAAAAATGCGAGTTGGCATTTTGCGTGTACTACAACACGAACAGGAAACATGACCCAGACAACACCTGTCCGAAGTTCATTATTGACGGGCTATGTGAGAGTGGGTTCCTTGCAGGGGACGACAGTAGCCATGTGACGGCGATCGCCCTCCGGTGTAAGGTAGACCCCGCGTGGCCGCGCACAGAAATCGAAATTACCTATTGAATGAAAGGAAGGGATAATTATGGCAAAGCGAAGTGAGAAGAAGGATATGAGAGTTTCCATGACGGAAGTAGCAGGCAAAGTGGAAACTGCTCTGTGCACAGAACTGAGTATGGGGGATGGCCTCCCTGTGATTCAGGTGAAGAATCGACTAACAATGAAAGAGGCTATGGAATTCGTGTCGTATGTTTATTCTATGGCGGCGAATGAAGAAACCGGCGAATATACCCCTGAAGTGGAGGACTTTGCGACCCGGCTGTACACGATTGTCTGCTGGGGCAATGTAAAGGAGCCGAAGACGGCAGACGAGGCCTGGGGCTTAGTGTATTTTACGGATCTGTACGACCGCGTTTTGGATCACATTGATCACAGCCAGTATGATTTGCTGCTTCTGGCGATTGACCAAAAGATCCAGTTTTTTAAGAGGCGTATGGAGGCGGCGTGTGCGTCGGAGGTTCGCTCTCTGATGGCGAAGATGGATGAGGTAATGGAATCTGGCGCAAGAATGCTTTCTGAACTGGACAGCCAGGAAACATTGAACGCGATTTCTGATATGGCAAAGCTTTCGGAAACGAATGAGCATCCGGAGAAGGCAGACAATCTGGTTCCCCTCAGGAAGTAGGCTGCTATGGCAAACCGTTCATTTAATAACGACGCGGATCTTCAGAAAGCGGTCGAACGCATACTGACAAGGGACGTCGCGCCCATTATGAAGAAGATTCTGCGAAAACACATCCTGGATGATGTTTACGGTGCGTACACCCCCAAAGAGGGGGGATGGGCAGGTCATACGACCTACCAACGGAGGCATTTGCTGGAAAACAATATTGAAACGCTGATGATAAACCCGTTTACAATCGGCGTAACGAGCCTGGCACCGGCAGCCCCTGCCGAGGTGCATGGATACACATTCGAGGAACGGCAGGAAGGTTCTCTGTTGGAGCTCATCGAAGCGGATAAGCATGGTATATGGTATGGAGGGTTCCCTCGTTATCCGATTCGAAACACCCAGGAGGAGATAAACAAAAGCACAGAAATCGCACGGGTGATCCAGGATGGACTGGACGCCATTTTTTCATAGGCGGCAGGATGCGCTCCACGCCTTAATCTATGCAAAAAACGAAGAGAAAGCAAAAGGAAGGTGATGGACGATGGCATATTCCGCGAATCTAGAGCTTCACGTAGTAATGACAGCGAAGGCGCTGGCAGCATTACGCAAGGAGATTCAGGCAGCCGTAGATATGGCGACAAAGAATAACCCGATTAAGCTCAATAATATCGAACTCGGCAAATCGGCTGCTAAAAAGATGGCCTCTGAAATCCAGAAGGCAATAAACGATGCATTAAAGAACGCGCAGTACACAGTCCCGCCGATCAAACCGCCAGCGACAGGAACGGGAAAAGGCGGCTCGGGTGGCGGCAGCGATATTGTGGAGGCGCGAAGGCTGGCCGCAGCAGCCAGCAGGACGAACGCGGCATTCAATTCTGCGCTGACGGCATCTGACGAACAATTAAACACGCAAAGGGTTAAGGCGGCCGAGAATGCGCTTCGAGATTATGAGGATGCCACAAAGGCGACGGGCGCTGCGCAGAAACAGTTGGTGCAGGACGTCCTGGATACAGCGAGCGCCATAAAACAGGAAAGCGATCAGATAAGTAGGATAAACAAGGCGGTTGAAACGACGGCGAATGATTATTCCAGACTGAGCGCCATTCGTTCTCAGCTCAATTCAATTTTCAACGGTGGAGACAGGCTTCGAACGGATGCTGCCAAAGAATCCATTACGCAGGGGGCGTCTGATCTTCTAAAGGAATGGGAACGGCTTTCTACGTTGATGGCGACTGGCAAGTTTACTTCTCAAAACAAGGCGGAGCTGGACGATCTGGTGCAGTCTACCATCAATCTTCGCGAACAGCTCGACGGCGTGAAGAAGGCCGAAGCGAGTGTTGCGGGTCAGGAGACTAGTATCGGTAGGCTTTCTACCGCAATGAAAGAGCTGGAGGGGCTGAGGAAGGAGATGCAGGGCGTTTCGGATGAACAGAAGCGCAATCAGCTCCTTTCTCAACAGGAACAGCTCTACAAGAAGATTGGGAACGCGATGAGGGAAACCTCAACCTATCAGAATGCTTCTTTGATCGCTGGGTTTGAAAACAGCTCTGGACGGCTTGGGTTGGATACGGTGGTTCAGCGGATTCGCGAGGCGCAGGCTGCTGTCTCAAGCGTCTATTCGAAATTAGGAGCTGACGCAAGCACCAGCCTGTCGGCGGATAATTCTGATCTGCTTCAGAGGCAGAGCGTCCTCATTGCGGATATCAATGCGCTCAAGCAGAAGGGCGTAAGCCTTTCCTCTCAGGAGCTCGAATGGGCGAGGCAGCAAACCAGCGCATATGAGCAGGCAGCTTCTTCCGTAATGCAGAAGGCAAACGAAGAGCTTTCCGGGTTGGACAGAATCAAGAGTGCAGTGGACGAGACAGTTTCAGCCACATCGAGACTAAACGGGGTAAAGAAGCGACTTGATTCGATTTTCAATGAGAGCGATCTTTTAAGGACCTCCAGCACAAAGACGTCCATCCAGAACAACGTAACTACTTTGCTGAAGGAGTATGAAAATCTTGCAAGGCAGATGTCTTCTGGTAAACTTCAGCCTGATTTCGGTGCAAGCGTTGATCGCTTGATTAGCAATGTGGTTTCGCTCCGAGAACAGCTCGATGGCGTGAAGAAGGCCGAAGCGGAACTGGCGAAGCAGGAAACAATTTTCGGCAGGCTTTCTACATCAATGAAGGAACTTGGAGAGATCGAGAAAGACGCCGAGAAAGTTGCAGACGCTTCTAAAAAGAACGAAATCCTGAAAAAGCGCAAGGAGATTTATGATCAGCTGATTGTCTCAATGAAGGAGGCCAGCACCTACCAGGATGATACGGTGGTGGCTGACTACGAACGAAAAGTCAGGGATACACAACTTTGGACGCTACAAGAGAGAGCATCCGCTAGTGAAAGTAGTCTGAAAGCATTCGGGGTTACTGATTCAGAGGAAGTCAACCGTCTCTTGAGCGAAAGCGCAGATATCACTGCAAAGATTAACGCACTAAGAGAAACTAGTGTTGCAATCACGAAAGAGGATGTTCAGAATCTTCGTGAGCGAGTAGATGTGTTCTCGCAATCCGCCGCGCAGCAGAGAGAACTGTTATCTCTTGAAAAACAGGCCGCCGCTCTGACTCAGCGCATTACGAACTACATGGCCAACAACCCTAAGTCCGTCTCCAAGTATGGCAATGAGTTTACGTCGGTGCTTGCGTCGATTTCCGGAAGTAGTCTGAATTCGGACTCCATCAAGGAGGCGACGAAACGCTTCAGCGAGCTGCAGATGTCGATGCGGGAGGCCGGGCTTGAGGGCAAGGGTGTCACACAGTTGCTTACTGAGGGCTGGAAAAAGTTTGGTACGTGGAGCTTTGTAACCAAGACATTCTCTTTTATTACCTCCAACTTGAAGAAGATGGTCGAGAATGTCAAGGAACTGGATGCCGCAATGACCGAACTCCGCAAGGTGACCGACCTGACAGCAAGCGAGTATAGCAAATTCTTCGCACAAGCGGTAGACCTTGCTAGTGGTGTTGGCGCGACGGTCTCAGACACCATCAATTCCGTGGCCGACTTTGCCAGATTGGGTTACAGTATTGGTGAAGCATCTGAGCTTGCGAAAGCTGCACTGATGTACAAGAACGTCGGCGATGGGATTACGGACGTCTCCGTTGCGACAGAGCAGTTGATTTCGACAATGAAGGGCTTCGGTAAGGAAGCGAGCGATGCATCGAGAATCGTTGATATGTTCAACGAGGTGGGTAGATTTTGCCCAGCGGCATAGTAATATGTTGTCAGTACATAGCTATATCGGTTAAACTCCGGGGACGGACAAGACCGAGGAAAGAATAATATCTCTTACCTCTTGAATCATATGGCGATTTAGGAGGGTGAATTGACTAGGAAAGATTTGACAGGCAAGCGATTTGGCAAACTATATGTGTTGGAAATGCAGTATGGGATTCTTATCGGTAAAAGAAAAAGAAGTCGATGTATATGCGTTTGTGATTGTGGAAATACCGTATCTGTGAATGCGGATTTGCTAACGTCGGGGAGGAAGATCTCATGTGGTTGTGATACATCTATACGCAGAAGTACACAACTTCGTAAAGACTTGTCCGGAAGAACCTATGGTAGATTGACGGTAATTGAAATGGACTGGTCTCAGAAACCGACAAAGGCAGTTTGCAAGTGCCAATGCGGCAAGGTGAAGATGATCATAGCAAGGGAATTACCGTCTGGAAAAACTCAGTCATGTGGATGTTTGCAAGCAGAAAGAGCGTCTGAAACAAACACGAAGAACTGGTCCGGCTCTGTGTCCAGATATGGAGTAAAACTACTTTGTCAAGAAAAAATGAACGAAGAGGGGCAATGGTTATGGAGATGCGAATGTGGCGTTTGTGGAAATGAATTTATAGCGTTACCAGCAAAGATCATGAATGGGCACATTACATCATGTGGTTGTAGACGTCAGTCTTCAAGGGAACAGTTGATTAGTAGTGAACTTGACTCTTTGCATGTTGATTATTGTGAACAGTATACATTCTCCGACTGCCGAGACAAATTGCCATTACCATTTGATTTTGCTGTATTTTTCGATGAGCACTTAGAAGTATTAATCGAATATGATGGACAACAGCACTATCGCCCTATCCCACTATTTGGTGGAGTGAATAGTTTTGAAATCACGAAAAAACATGACAAGATAAAGAATGATTTTTGCAGACAAAAATCGCTTAAACTGATAAGGCTGCCATATACCTTATCAGATGATGAAATCAAGAGTATAATAGAGATATTATTATCCGTAGAGACTGTAATATTCTTTTCAGTAATGAAGAGGATTTCGCTATGCTCCCACATGTGGGATGAATATACAGTCCGAACTCACGCAATAATCTGAACAGTGAAACGTGAGAGGCAGGCCGAAAGACCTGCCCGCCACAAAGTGGTCGGTACCGGTATTCCGGGAAAGTAACAGAATGAACAACTTCTCAATCTCCTCAAGCGGGATTGGTGAGGCGCTCCAGCGCTCCGCCGCTTCACTTGCTGCTGCTGGCAACTCCATTGAAGAGAGCATTGGTCTGGTAACGGGCATCAACTCAGTGCTTCAGAATACGCAGCAAACAGGTACGGTTCTGAAAACATTGACTATGTATCTCCGTGCCGCGAAGACTGAAGCGGAGGCCGCCGGTATCGAAACGGACGGCATGGCAACCTCCGTATCCAAGCTTCGTTCGGAAGTGCTTGCGTTGACGGGGCGGAAGGTTGACATCATGGTCGACGACAAGAACTTTAAGAGCACATTCCAGATCATGAAGGAAATCGCCGCTGTTTGGGATGATCTCAGCGACGTGACGCAGGCGCGCCTTGGCGAACTACTCGCTGGTAAGCGAAACAGTAACGCACTGTACGCCCTGATCCAGAACTTTGATGAAGCGGAAGCGGCAGCGAAGTCCGCAATGGATTCATTCGGCAGTGCGGCCATTGAAAATGAAAAGTACCTCGACAGTATCGCGGGTAAGATCGCTCAATTTAAGGCTCAGTTTGAAGCGCTTTCTGCAAGTGTGGTCAGCAGCGATTTAGTAAAAACCGTAATTGATTTGGGCACTGCACTTCTCAATCTCCTGAATACACTCTCAGAGGCTCACGCACTTCTCCCCGCGATTGGCGCTGCGGTTACTTTGATTATGCAGCATGTGCATAGACGCAATATGGACGGCATGATTAAAGAGGTCTCCGCGTTGGTGGACGCCGGCAAGGACGGGAAGGAATTGCTGACGATGATGGCCACGAAGTTCTCGCAGTTGACAGTCGAAGAGCAGAAATTCATTCTAACACAAGCGAAGACAAAAACCGCAGTATCCGCATTGGAAGAGGGTTTGGCAAAGCAAGCTCAGAACATTAGCGAAGCGGGAGCTAGTGCGGATCAAACGGGCGCTAGATTCGCTACATTGGGACGAAATGTTCAAAGTGTTATTCATCCCCTTGATAAAAGCGTCAGTACTCTTCAGAAGATCGCCGCAGGTGCGAAGAATTTTTGGACTAATCTTAGTGGCGCAGCTAAGATTAGTTTGATTGCAACAGGAGTTTCTCTTGCAATTACGGCTATCCAACGTCTTATTGCTAATCAAGAACAAGCGAAGCAAAAAGCAATCGCCTTTGTTCAGGAAAGCCAACAGGCGTGGAAGAGTGCTCAGGATACTTATAAAGATGGAGTAAGGACACTAAACGATGTTGAGAAACGGTATAATGAGCTTGTCAAGGGAATTGGTGAGAATGGGGAGAATATTGGTTTAACAAATGACGAATACGAAGAATTCTGGGACATACTGAGCCAGATCACTGATATTTCCCCGGGAATAGTTGACTCTTACAACGAGCAGCAACAGGCGGTACTGCGATATAAGGACGCGATTGTTGAGGCGCGAGAAGAGCTCAGAGGCTTGAATGATGAAAGTGTGCAGACAAGGCTTGGCAATACGAGTCAAGTAATAGAGGGAGCGTATACAAAGTTCTCGGGATATGCCTACAATAGTTGGTTCAAGCAAAGTGAACTTGCTCGGGCAGGGGACAAACTAGGCAACGTTCTTCAAGCATACAAAAAAGGACGGGATAAGACGGATGCGGTAACGGACATCCTTAGCCGCTTGGCAATACCTGTGCCAAGTCTTAGTCAGGCCGAGCATGAGCGTGGGAAATATGATTGGGAAAATTCAGCTCGCACGCTAATAGGTATTGCAAGTAATTCTAAAGCGGTATTTGACGAACTGGCTGCATCCGGGCTTTATGATGCAAATGAGTTGGCAGACATCCAAGAAGCGATAGCGAGTATAGCGAGTATCACTAAATCAATGACTAGTTCTGTTGATGATGCGACCGAGGAGCTTTTGTTTAGTCTGAAAAACGGTGAGATGACAAAAGCGTTATTTGAGCAACTTCCGCAGGAGGCAATGGCCTTCTTTAAGAACGGACTTGGCGATGTGATATTCGATCTGTTTAGTGCTGGTACTGGTGACGCAGATGCGATTAAGGCGGCAGGTAGAGAGTACTTTGCTGACTTTATGGAAGGCATCCAGAGCGCAGAGGCGCAGGATCTCAAGTCCTTTGCTTCTAATATGACCGGCTCGCATGAAGAGATTGAGAGCTATAATGCATGGAAGCAGAGTTTTATCGATACTCTTGACGTAGGTGAGGATGCAAAGGTAGCGATTGAAGCATACTTCGATTCATTTACGAATGGTTTGGTCGAAACCAGAAAAGCGGCTGATGCTGCGGGGCTTGAAACTCAGTTGAATGGCCTATCCAAGTCAGCCGAGCAGATGCAGAAAGGCTATGAACTGGCCGCACAGGCACGCAAGGATTATCTTGAGCACGGCGGTTTGCAATCCAGCACCAGGGCGTCGCTCCAGAAAGAGCTCGGCGACGAGGGGAATATTGAAGATTATCTCTATGTTGAGGGCGACGCGCTCCAGCTTGATATTGAAAAGTGGTTGCAACGCAATTCCGCGATGATGGATAGCGACATTTCCGCTATTGAAAAGACAATCGATGCGCTCAACGAGGAGAAGAGTACTCTCGGAGATCTGACGAAGCAGAGAGAAGAAGCAGCAAAGGCGTGGAGCGAAGGCTACAACGGGAACGTGGACTTTTCGAATCGTAAAGTGGTTTCTGGCGCACAGATGAATGACGCCGGGTGGAGTGTTGATCGATTTGGATATTCCACCTTGAATGCGCAGACCTACAGTTTAGGCGAAGGTAATGCCTATAACTACAAGTACGATGCGAATCTGGTAGTTTCTCTTACTCCGATCACGCCGGATGGCAAGGTGCTGACGCCTCAAGAGACGAAAGATTATCTGCAGGCACTGATAGACAGCGGCAAGCCGATCTTAGAAGCGGATGCCGACATTTCCGTAGGTGGTTATCAGAATCTGTTGGTTGATGTGGAAGAGGTTAGCGGTTCTCTGGATGACGCGCTCGCGGAGCAGGCAGAAAAACTGACAAGCTTAGGCGAGGCGCAACAGGAGTTCTACAAGACCGAAGAGCTCGATACTCAAATTGCCGAACTCGAAAAACTCAGAGCAGTATACGATGCGGTGTATACTGATGTTGCCGGGGCGAATTTAAGTGGGATGTTCACCGACTTGAGCACTATCTCTGGCGCGGCGGGAGATCTGATTTCTGCGATGACGGCGCTTCGCGATGGAACGAAATTGACATTCGCTGATCTTTCCAGTCTCTGGCAGAAATACCCTGAGCTTATGAAAGATCTCGATCTCAATGAACTTGCCGGGATGGACACCAAGGAACAGCAAGAAGTAATCAATGGGTTACTTGATACTTATCGAGAACAATATGACGCAGTGATTGATAAGCAAATCGCAGCAGCTGAAGCAGCGCTCGCGTTAGTGGACGCAAACAGTGCAGAGGCGGCATCCTACAGGGAACTGATTGCCAATCTCCAGTTGATGAAAGGCACCGACATCGTAGATATATACGGCTCTGAAGCTACACAGAAAACGGCGACAGAACAATATAATGAAGCAAACCAGAAGATCACTTCAAGCAAGGAGCTTGTCAAGAGCGCTCAGGACGACATCAAGAAATACGGCAAACTGTCGGCTGACTCCATCTCGAAACTGATGGGGATAGTAGGTGATGACTGGAAGAGTTTCTGTAGTGATATGGGTGATGGCTACGAACTGAACGCGGAGGCTTTGAGAAAATGGCTGCTTCAGGAGCTGGATACCTATGCAATCGACGGCAAACTGCGCGAACAGATGCTGGACGATATTGATACGCTTGGTTCTGTCAGCATGTATGCGGATCAGGTCGCGAAGAGTTATGAAAATCTCGGTTCATCCCTGAGCAATCTGTCGCTTGCAGATGATAGCACGGAGCTGACATACGATGCTTATCAGAAATTGATCGACGTGGACTACAGATACGCCGACTCAATCGATTACGTGAATGGCAGGCTGGTGCTGAATCGTGACCGTTACTATGAAATCACGAAGGCGATTTCTGAGGAAACGGTTGTAGCGGCAGAAGCCTACCGGCAGGAGATTGCGCAGAGTGAGGAATATCTGGCATTACAGGAGAAGATCCGAAAAGGAGAGCAGCTGACCCCAGGCGAATCGGCACGTCTGAAGGAAATCAACGCGACGATTGAAGGATTGCGTGTGTTGGCGTATGAATGTCAGAACGCGACGGATGCCTTTTATCGTTTCAATAATGCGCCGACGGAGACGCACACGTCGGAGTATTCTTCCATCTCGAATGCATATAAGGTGATGGCGGATACGCTGACGGACGCGGAGAATGAACTCTATGGGATGACCGGGCGCACTCAGTATAAAGATGCGATGAACCTGCTCATTGGTGTAGATCTTGATGAGGATCAGGCGAAGGCTGCGCTCAAAAAACTGGAACGGTATATCACAAAGGATACTCGCACTGGCATCAATAATTTCCAAGCCGATTTAATAAAAGCCGGGTTCATGGATCCGGTGACGCTGGAACTCGACGCGACGATTGATGAAATATCGGATAAGTTCGGGGTGGCTGGCGAGCTCATTCGAGCTCTTTTCTCGGAATGGGAACAGTACGGCGCAAAATGGAACTGGGAAGATTTGGATCCGACCCCACTGGAGCAGGGTGCTAAGTCGGCCGGTGAGCTGTCTGAGAGCACAACTGAGTCGAAGACGGCGATTGAGGAGTTCACTGAACAGATGACAAGTGCTCTGGATATGACCAAAGAACTGGCGACGACAGACGCATCTCCCAAGTTTACTACGGCGATTGCGCAGGCGGCCAGGTTCTCTGCGCAGATCCTCGGGATCCTGAATAATATTAACAAGATTAATGGATCGTCGATTATCGTGAATGCGAGTGTGAACGGCAGTGCATCTTCCGGTTCTTCTGGCGGCGGCATCCTTGGGTGGGTTAAAAACAAACTGAATGGGCTTCGCGGAGGCAAAGCGAACGCGAACGGTACGCCGAGCAGCGCCGGAGGGAAGACGCTGGTGGGCGAGCTTGGGCCGGAGATGGTTGTGGATCCTGCTTCCGGACGCTGGTATACCGTAGGCGACGATGGAGCCGAGTTCGTGACGCTGCCCAAGAACGCAATTGTGTTCAGTGCCAAGCAGACTGAACGTCTGTTGGGCAAGAAGAAGATCTCAGAACGAGGCGAAGCGACCGGTGAAGCGATGGCAAGCGGCAGTGCGCACGCTGTATCCTCAAATAAGTCCATGATTAGAATCGAACCGGACGGAGCCAAGAAGATAGCGAGCAGTCTTGCAAATACCGTAAAGAACTTCCTTAATGGGCTTCGTGTGAGCGGAAGCGGCTCAGACATGAGTAAGAAGGTTACGAAGTCTTCGTCCTCGTCTGGGTCGAAGAAGAGCTCTGGCGGTTCCGGTTCTGTGAAAGAGGAAACAAACGAGTACAAGGCGCTCAATGAGCAGCTCGAACACCTTATTGAGCACCAGGAATTCCTGTACAAACAGGCTGAACGTGGGTATGATTACAGCGGCATGGAGAAGTCGCTGCGAGAACAAGCCAGGTTGTACAAAGAGATCATGGCCAACTGCGAAGCGGCGATCAAGGAGATGCAGGCAAAGGGCGCGAACGACACAGACGAGAATCTTCAGGAAATGGAGCGCGCGTACTGGTCAGCCTCTCAGAGCATGTGGGAGGCATTGGATAACGCTTCGAAACTGTATACGGACGCTCTGCACCAGAAGATCGACGACATCCAGACCGCATACCAGAATCTCCAATCCGCAGCGGATGAGTTCAACCAGTACAACGGCATTACGGTGGATACATTCCAGGCATTAATCCAGCACGGCGTGCAGTATCTGAGTATGCTCGATCTGGTGGATGGGCAGTATGTAATCAATCGCGAAGGCATCGAAGCGATGGTTAAAGCGGAAAAGGAACAGCTGACGGTGGAGACCGCGCTTTCCTACATCAGCAATATTCGTCAGGCGCTGACCGATGGAAACACGCTGGCCGTAACCCGACTGGTCGACGCAACGAATCAGGTGGGTCAGAGCACCTGGGATCTAGTGTATGCGCAGGCCGCGCTGCTTCAGAGTATGGGGCTGACGTCTGATCAATATGATCAGGTGCTGGCAAATATCGAAGCGATGCGCGCAATGTCCGACGCGGTGATCAACAACATCACTATGGATCTCAGTTCGAGCACATCCAGCGCAAAAGACAACATCAGGGACGTCTATCAGGAGCAGAGCGACTCGCTCGACAAGATCCTTGAACTGACAGAAGAGCTGATAAAATATGAAGTGAACCAGCGGATTGACGCGATCAACGATCAGGTGGACGCGTACAAGAAGATCGTATCCCTGAAGAAGGAATCCCTGAAGACGACGAAGGATGAGCTCAGTTATGAGCGCAGTCTGAGTGACAAGACGAAAGAGATTGCCAAGCTTCAGGCGCAGATCGATCAGCTTTCTCTTGACGACAGCCGGGAAGCGCAGGCCGAAAAGGCCAGCCTGATGGAGAAGCTCGCGAGTCTTCAGGAGGATTTGGCAGACAAGCAAGCAGACCATGCGTACGAAGCGCAGACGGATTCACTGGACAAGATGTCTGAAGCCTATGAAGAGAGCAAACAGGAAGAGATCAAGGTGCTTCAGGATTCAATCAGCTCGACTGAGAAGGTATATCAACTGGCGATCAAGCGTATCAGCGAGCAGTGGGATACCCTGTATCAGGATCTGATCGCGTGGAATACCGAAGCTGGTACGATCATCAACGACGAAATTACCGAAGCGTGGAACAAGGCGACAGAAGCCGTGAAAAACTATGGTTCGTATGCGGAAGCCGCCGCGCGGCTGAAGGAAGAGCTTGCAAAGGATGATTCTTCTTCAAGCAGTTCGTCCGGGTCGCATACCTCGATCGTTTCCAATTCCAGATCTGCAGAGGACATTAAGAAAGCAAATGAAGCGGCTGCCCCTCGCACGGATACAAAGCCTGCGGAGGAACCGAAGCCAACCGAGGAACAGCAAACGGCAGGTAAGGTGGTCATCACCAACCAGCGTTGGAATATTCGCAGCGGTCCCGGCACCGAATATAAGCGACTGGGCACGGAAGGTGAAGGCACTGAGTTTGAGTACACCGGCGAGACCAACGGAAAATGGTGGGGCATCATTTACAAGGGGCAGAAGGCCTGGATCTACAAGGACTGCGGTAAACTGATTGAGACACCCAAGTATCATACAGGCGGCATCGTTGGAAGCGAAGGCAATCAGAAGGATAGAGAGGTTCTCGCGCTGCTTGAAAAGGGCGAAGAGGTTCTGACAAAACAGCAGAAGCGGGGGCTTTACCGATTGATTGACTTCCAGAAGATGCTTTCCGACCGGCTGGGCGTATCGATCGGCAAGATGGAACTGCCCGGTGCTCAGGCTCTGCCCGAAGCGGCAATGGCGAATCCGGCAAAGGATGTGCCCTCTGTCAGTATTGGCAGTGTAGAATTCAACCCTGAGATTACGGTGAACATCACGCACAATGGGAAGATGGAGGATGACACGGCTCGTGGTTTCGGCAAGAAGGTGGCCAATACGGCGATCGACATGCTTCAGGAGGCGTTTGAGCGCAAGGGCATCAGTACACTTGCGGGAGCCAAGCTGAGGCAGGCATAATGAAACAAAGAAGAGGGACTTGCAACCGCAAGCCCCTCTCAATAAAGAAAGGAGGTGGTTGGTGAATGATTGTCGATTTTTCCCAGTTCGACACGAGAGAGAGACCGGTTCTGATTTTGAAGAACGCCGGAGGCACCCCAATTTGCCCGCTTGGCTATGCGCACGCGATTACACTTGACTTGAAATACAACGAAGTATCCAGTATCGAATTTGAACTGCCCGCGCGGGTAGATGGTGTGGACGTTCCGGGGTACGATGATGCGGTCGGCATGAGGGTTGTTGAACTGGTTGGCGTGGGGCAATTCACATTGACAAGTCCTGAAGAAACGGACGACGGGGTGAAGCGGTCGAAACTGTGCAAAGGCTACTCTCTTGAATTTGAGTTCTCCTACAAGAAACTCTCGCTTGAGAAGGGGACGTACAACTTCTACAACCCGCTCGCTCCGAAGGATACGCTTCTGGGAATGATTATGGAGAAGATGCCCTCGTGGCGAGTAGGCGATGTATCCGACGGGTTGATTAACAAGTACCGTACCTTCGAAGTAAACAATGAGAATCTGTACAACTTCATGAAGAGCACGGTACAGGAAAGCTACAACTGTATCTTCGACTTCGATACGATGACGCGCACGGTGAGCGTGAAGGACGTCTCGCTGAATGCGGCGGAAACGCCCGTGTTCATCTCTACGGATAACCTGGCCAAGGAGATCACCTTGACGGAGGATACGGAGAACATCGTGACGCGACTCGACGTATCTGGCGCGGACGGCGTAAATATCCGAAACGTCAATCCCTGCGGAACGAACAAGATTATCGGTCTGGATTATTACATGACCGCCTCTAACTTCAGTCAGACGCTCATTACGAAATACTATAGTTGGAAGCAGAACTGGCAGAACAACCAGCAGCCCTTCTATGCGCTCAGTGTGGAATACGCGATGGGCACAGCTCGGAAGACGGCGCTTGAGACGGAACTGACAGGCCTGATGGGCGAGAAAGATGGGATCGATTCTCAACGGGCGGTCATTGTTCAGGCGATTGCGCAGGGGCTTGAGACAAACGATGCGCTGACTGCAATCAATGCTCAGCTTGCCGCGAAGCAGACGCAGGTGGATGCAAAACAGGCAGAAGTTGACGCGGCGGGTTCTGATTTGCAGACTGTCTACGATCAGATGGTGGCGATTCGCGATGCATGCAGCTTTGAGAAGTACTTCACGGAGGAAGAGTATAAACAGCTCGACCGATACATCCGCGACAGCGAGATCGAAGAAAGCAGTTTTGTGGCATCTGAAGTCAAATCGTATACAGAGACGCCGACAGGTTCTCAGCTCGAGAATGTGACGATCTCGCTGACGAATAGCAAAATTACGAAGGTTACGAACGCGACGTCGAAGGAGATCTACGATTTCGTTGGCGGGACGCTGGTGGTTGGAAATAGAGTGACCGCGACGGCGATTTCCGGCGTACTGGAAAGGCGGACGGATAATACGCTTGTCGTAACTGCGTATTTGAGTGCGGGCAAGATTTCGGGCAACAGATTCCCGGAAGGCTGTCTGACATTTACTGGAACGGCCAGTTCAGTCACCAGCGACGTATCGGCTTCTGCTCAGACACCTTCATTATATGAGGGGACGACGATGACTGCCGTGGCGACTGGCTACTTGTATTTTACGGTAGACACAAGCGAGTACGAGCAGTGCAGTGTTTCCTGGGAGCTCTACAAGTATGGACTTGAGGTACTAAACAAACTTGCACAACCAACATATACGTTTAGTGTGAGCAGTGCGAACTTCTTTTGTCTGGACGATTACGCTTCCTTCCGGAATCATATACGGATGGGACGAAAGGTCTATATCCGGTTGATGGACGAAAGGGTACTCGCGCCGATTTGCATTGGTGTATCGTTTACATATGATGATCCGACGAGCTTGGAACTGCAGTTCAGTGACAGTTACGTATCAAGTGATAGTTCGTTTAAATTGGTTGATCTGTTGGATCAGAGCGTCAGCATGGGGCGCAATCTCGAGCTGAGCAAATACATGTATTCTTCATTCACGGATAGTGGTGCGGAAACGCAGGTAAGGCGTTTTATGACTTCTGCTCTTGACGCGGCGAAGAATGCCGTAATCACGTCCAGCGGGCAGGCGATTTCATTTGACGGCGCGGGATTCCGGCTGCGTAAGTATGCCAATGATTCTCAAACCACGTATGACGACGAACAGATCTGGATGATCAACAACAGCATCGTCATGACGGACGATAACTGGGCGACGGCTAAGATGGCCATCGGTAAATTTCATGATGATAATCTGGGAGATTGCTGGGGAATTGTCGCCCCGCGTATTGTGGGCACGATTCTTGCGGGTAGCAGCCTGGTGATCGAAAGTGCAAAGAAGTCCGGGGGCAACGCGGTATTCCGCATGGACGCAGATGGATGCCGGCTATACAACTGTGATTTTACGGTGAACGCGAGCAATACGCAGATTACGCTGAACCCGTATATCGGCATGGCGATTGGCACGTATCCTGTCTACAAATATGATGAGGAGAAGCAGACATATTCCGTCGACGAGGACAACGCAAAACTATGGGCGGATACAGAAGGTAACCTTCATTTGAAAGGTACGCTCCACGGCGCAAATGGCGACTTTACCGGAACTGTGACCGCAACGACTCTCATCATTCAGGAAAACGGAGAAGACAAGACGGTCGATGACTATATAGCTGCGAGTTCTGCTGTTTCAGACGCACTTTCTACGGCGAATAGCGCGTGGACAAAAGCTAATAGCGCACAGAGCGACGCGGATACAGCGAGCAAACAGGCTCAGCAGGCCGCAGCGGCAGCCGCAAACGCGTTGCAGAACGGTGCGAGCACGTTGTATTTTGGTGACTCCAGCGTATCTCGCGTATACATTAACCCAAGTGTCGGCTTTAAAGTGACAGGTGTCGACGGGAGCTATCTTCAGATCACGAACAATGCGATGGGCTTCTTCAGGAGTAATGGCAACGCGATGATGTATTACTCGAATGGCAACATGATCCTGAGCGGCTGGATCTACGCGAGCGGTGGGTGGATTGGCGGAAGCAATGGCTGGTCGATTGGTTCGGGCGGGTTGTACTCCGGCACAGCTTCTTATTTCGGAGCAGCAGGCGGTATCTACATGGGGCAGACAGGTTCCACGTATGGCATCAGCATTGGTAGTCTAATCAGCATGAAGGCAGACGGTACATTCACGATTCGGGCAGATGCGTCCGAAGCGGAGAGCGATACCAACTATATTCTGAAGCTTTCAAAGGATGGCAACGGGTACACTCTCGCACTGAAGAACATCACGATTGATGATTCGCTGGTCATCAATAAACTACGCAACACGGATAAATTCGCAGTCGGTCAGACATCCGGTATTTACCGCGTGACCTCTACGACAGCGATGAATGCGCTCGCTGGCGTCACGAACGGTGATCTGTGCGTAGTGTATTCGGCAAGCTCCAGCTCGACGTCTGCGGCGGTGAAGGGTTCACTCGCCACGAGCACATCTACTTCTCCTGGCTATCTCGCTCCCGGCGCATACGATGCGGCGGGACATGTGAACGTGCAGCCGTTTGGCATTACGACGATGAAATATTGGAATGTCAATAACCTGTCCGGAGACACCTGCACGAGCTATTATCGTGTGGGTGTGGGCACTGCAACAAGCGCAGGCTGCGGTATGTTCTTGCCTTTCCTGCTTTCATCGGATTCCGGATCCAGTACGACGATTACGTTCAACTTCACAGTCAACAGACGGCCTGCTGGCGCCACGAGAGACGTGGACGGACGCTACTATAATGGCCTGACCGTAGAACTGTACCGCGTATCCGGCAGTTCATATACAAAAATTGCCAATAGCGTGTATACATTCCCGTCTACCTGGAGCTATACCTCAAGCGCCGACCACACGGATTCGCTCAGTTTATCTTGCAGCGAGGCGGTTTCGGCTGGGAATACCTACTATCTGGTAATGTATAGCAATGCCGGACAGTCACAGGTCTGGATCAAGAGCGGTACGGTGACGATCGATCAAACAGAGGGTACAGCCCCGTCCAGTTCCGCGGTGTATATCCGCAGTGGCGGGACGTGGGAAAAAGCCTAAAATGGCTCTATATAATAGGAAGAAAGGGATTCAAAATGAAACAGTATCAGATCAACAACGCGTACAATACACTCCGAAAACTGGCGAACATGCCTCTGCCTATGAAGGAGGCATATGACATGTATCGACTGCTCAAGGCACTGGATGTGCCTTATCAGTTTGAGATCGAAAAGGAAAGGGAACTGTTCAACCAGTGTGGTGGTGTGGCCGATGAGAACGGCAACGTGCGGTTCCCCGATCGGGCGAGCGAACAGAAATTTCGCATGGGGCTGCAGGAACTTGGCGAAATGGATCCGAAAGTCGAATTCACCCCGGTTGCGCTCTCTCTGGATAAGCTCTCCGAGCAGGAGATGACGCCTATTGAGATAGCCAGTCTGGATGGGTTTGTGCGCTTTGAGTAGGAGGCAGCATGGCATTTTACGGCAAGGCGTTTGAGTACGATGGCGTGTCGTGCGAAGAGTTCGGCTTGATGATGTATTCCTTCAGCGGAGGTGGCGAAACGCAGGAATTCGCGAGCACGGTAACGATCCAGGAGGACATGGTTCCGTCACGCGAGAAGCCTCTGTTTTACGGAGTGACGTATGAACAGAAGCAGGAAATCGTGATCGAGTTCGGCGTGAGTCAGGCTCGACTGGACAGGCATCAGCCGCTCGACCGGGAAGAGATGAGCCTGATCGCCTCCTGGCTGACGGGGCACGGCGATTACAAGTGGTTGATGATCGATCAGGACGACATGCAGGCGGTGCGTTACCGCTGTATTGTGACATCCCTCACGCCCGTAGAGGACGGAGAAGAGTGCTGGGGAATGCAGGCGGTCTTTACCTGCGACGGCCCATACGGGTATCGTGTTCCGCAGACATATTCTTTCCGCCTGAACGGCATGAAGAATATCAGCTTCCTGAATGAGGGAAGTCACAACGGGTATTATTACCCGAAGATCGTTTGGGAGATAGAAAGAGCTGGCAGCCTGGTAATTTCCAATTCTTCGGACGCTGGGCGAACGTTCTCTCTGACGGATATCCCGCAGGAAGCAAAGAAGATTATGATTGACTGCGATCATCAGGTGATAACCTGTGAAGGTGACCTGAATCTGTATCCCAAGTGCAACTATAAATTCCTGCGATTGAAGCGGGGCTACAATATGCTGGTTGTCACCGGAACCGGTCTGTTGAAGTTGATTTGTGAGTTTCCGGTGAATATTGGAGGTTAATGATGCCGAATTGCGGAGCGTGTGACATGATACGCCTGCCGGATATCTTGATGTGCGGCGGGGATGCAACCCCTTGGAAGGTTCGGCTTGTGACGGCCAGCGGGTCTCCGGTATCCAGCATAGATGTAAGCGGAGCATCGGCAGAACTTGCAATTTCCAGATATGGACTTGTCAGTGGGTTGGGTGGCGACGCCGTACTGCCTGAGCCCGACGTGACGGCGGACGGGAGCGTAGAAGCAGACGAGAGTGGAAATATCTATGTTCTCTTTGCGCTGGATCCGGGAGATACAGAGGAGCTGAGAGGCAAGTATCTCTACCAGATCACCATAGATCTGGGCGACGGGCCGCGCGTCTGTCAGGGCGTATTGACAATCAGACCGAACATCAACAGATAGCATGGAGATCGATTTCGTCTATCTGGACAATATTCAAATTGAAATGGGAATCTCGGACGGCGACGAGATTCCCTTTCTCTATATGGAATCAATCGACATCCCGATGGTTGAGAAGGAGGGATGACAAATGTTTTACATCGAGGACGACAAAGTCTATTTGACGAAGGGGGACAGCGCGGCGCTCACCATGACAGTGTACTCCGGTAATACGGCGTACACGCTCCAGAGTGGTGACTTGTTAACCATGTCTGTGCGCAAGCAGCCGACCGACCAGTCTCCGTTACTGCTGTCGGTTACTTCGACGAGCGGACGGCTCGTGATTTCTCACGAGGACTCGAAGAGTATTCCTGCCGGCAAGTACTCCGCTGACGTTCAGTTGACGACGAGCGGCGGCGAGCGATACACGATCTGGCCTGAGTTACCCGTCGGTAAACGACACAAGGCGAAGAATTACGGTAACTTCATTATCATGCCGGAGGTGACGACGACATGAGCAATCAGGAAGGTACGATGCGCGGTGTAATGAGCGCAGGTAGTTTGACTGGCTCCCTGAGCGGGAGCGGCTCTATGTCGCTTGGATTGTCCAGCGGCAGTATCATTGTGAACGACTATACGATCACGTTGTCTGAAATCGAAGGCGGGCATCGGCTGACGGTGAAGCGCGGTGGGCAGGAGCAGACGATGGATCTGCTGGACGGCGCGCCGTTTACATATGACCAGTTCACTGAAGAGCAGCTTGCGTCTCTTCAAGGACCGGAAGGCAAGCAGGGTGAACAGGGCGAGACCGGTCCGGCGGCAACGCTGTCTGTCGGTACTGTGACGACAACGGCGCCCGGCACACAGGTAGAGATTACGAACAGTGGGGATGAACACAACGCCGTTTTGAACTTTAAAATGCCTGGCGGTGCGAAGGGCGACACGGGCACGGTGTTCGTTCCCTCTATCAACGAGGCTGGTGTGATTTCCTGGACAAACGAAGGCGGGCTTGAGAACCCAACTCCCGTCAGCGTGAAGGGCGACAAGGGTGAACAAGGTGATGCGTTCACATACTCTGATTTCACTCCGGCGCAACTGGCTGCACTCAAAGGCGAAAAGGGCGATGCGTTCACATACTCTGATTTTACCCCGGAGCAGTTGGCAGCGCTCAAAGGTGAAAAGGGTGAGGATGGATCGAACTTCACGGTCAGTGGGTTGTATGCTTCGCTCGCCGCGTTACGATCCGCTCATCCGACCGGGTCTAAGGGCGACGCCTATGCGGTGGGCACAGCGGATGACAACACGGTTTATCTGTGGTCGGTTGATAAGGCTGCCTGGGAGAATGTTGGCAAGCTTCAGGGGGCGAAAGGTGAGACGGGTACGGTATTCACGCCGCAGATCACCTCTGACGGAGTACTCTCCTGGACAAATAACGGGGATCTTGAGAATCCCGCGAGTGTCAACATCCGTGGTCCGAAAGGCGATGATGGCGCCCCGGGTGCGCAGGGTGACAATGGCGCCCCGGGTGCGGCGGCGACAATCCAGGTCGGCACAGTGACGACCGGAGAAGCAGGTACACAGGCGACTGTGGTAAACACTGGCGACAGCAATGCGGCCATACTGAATTTCACACTGCCGAAAGGCGACAAAGGTGAGAAGGGCGATCAGGGAGAAAAAGGAGAGCAGGGGGACAAGGGGGCGGACGGCTCTCCGGGTGCACAAGGCAACGATGGGGATGACGGCGCGACGTTCATCCCAAGTGTCAGCACGGAGGGGATCCTTTCCTGGACGAACGACAAGGGGCTTGATAATCCCTCTCCCGTAAACATCAAGGGCGTTGATGGCGGCACCGGCCCGGCTGGTGAAGCGGCGACGGTTTCTGTGGGTACGGTGAGCAGCGGGACAACTCCTTCCGTGACAAACACGGGTACAACTACGGCGGCTGTGCTGAACTTCGTACTCCCCAAGGGGGATCCTGGAAGTCCCGGCGCAAAGGGAGAGCCTGGCTCTGACGCGGTGTTCTCTGGAGGCACAACTGACCTGGTGGCTGGAGAGAGTACACTCGCGGCGGGTTCTGTGTACTTCGTCTACGAGTAGGAGGCCTGATATGAGCAAAGCCGGCTACTACGGAGTGAATACGGAATTCCCAATCTACGAGGATCAAACAGTAACGAAGACAAAGAACCTGTCCATTGCGGATCTGGACTCTTTTTTTCTTGTCACGAATGGAACAACCGCCAATACGATGTGGGATGAGTCAGATGCAACAGACGCGACTGGTAAAATCAAGCTTGTGCCTGGCAACATTGGTGTGAACAGTACCACGGCGACTATCACATTGCAGACCGTACGGGCGCTGACCGGAGTTGTGATTTCCGGTGCGTATTACACGGAATCAGGCTATGACAAGATCACCCTCAGCGTGGCGGGCAGCACGGTGCTTAATTCGGTGTCGGGAACATCTGCTCAAGCTAATCGTTGGAGTGGTTCACTTGCGAAGGATGCAAAGATCGTTTTGACCTACACGAAAGACGGTTCCAACCACGCAACGGGAGAAGCAAACACGGTATTTTATATTGCTTGCGACGGGTTTACGACTACAGAAACGACCCCGGTCAAGGTTGGTTCAACTTATCGTGAGGTCGCGCGCAAGATTGAAAATGGGTACTGGGGCGTGACCGAACAGGTCCCTAAGTACGAAATTACGACGACACGGACAGACCTGATGAAGGACAACGCGGACAGTTACCTGACTACCAATATTGGAACGGCTGATCCGTGGCTCGTAACTTCGATGTCAACTGGCCGCCTGGAATATTGCATCAATTCCAGTTCGAGCAACTGGAAAGCAAATACGGAATATGACCTTTTTGTCATGGTTGACAAGGCGCTCAAGGGAGTTAAACTCACGTTGATTGCCCAGTTCACAACCTCAAGCGCGAACAATCTGCTCAGCCTGACCGTTGCGGGGAATACGCTGTATAACAGAAGCGGGACGGATGTGCCGGTTGTGAGTGTAGGTGGGGCGATTTACCAGACCTATTCCATTGGCGATGTGGCAGCGCAGACCAGCATTTATCTAAAGTACAGGACTGCGGCGACGGGCTCTGTCAATGGAAACCCGAACACTGTTTCTTTATCCTTCACCGAAGGCTACGAGGAGACCGTCACGAAGACTTATGTCGGAACGGAAGAAAAGGACGTCGCACATGAGATCGTCAAGGCATACTTCGGTGACGCAAATGGTATTGCCAGGCAGTGGTTCTCAAAGGGCACAAAGGTTACGTATACGGGGACAAGCTCTTTTGAGCCGATCACAGTAGACGGCGTCGCGTACAATCTGTACACTCTGACGAGCAGCGGCACTCTGACAATCAACGGGCCTGTGAACAGTTTCCTTGTGGGCGGCGGTGGTGCGGGAGAAAGCACGCCGAGTCGCACCAGTACATCCTGCCGACCGGGTTTCGGTGGAGGCGGCGGCTGGGTTACGACGCACGCACTCGAAGCCGGAGAATACGCAGTCACGATAGGCACTGGCGGAACAGCAAGCGGCGGCAGCGGTGGAACAACGTCCATCACGGCAGGTGGGGCGAGCGTGGTTTCAGTATATGGAGGGAACAGAAGAAATACTGGGATAGTTGCAATCGGAACCGGTGGATCTGGCGGCGGCGTAAATAACGAATACAATCCTTCATCGAGTAGTTGGTCTTCCAATGGACCTGCGTCCTACTACGGGAATGTATCCACAATCCCATTCGGAATTTCTTCTTTAGATCCATGCAGCGCGGGTGGCATGGCTGGACGTGTGTTCGCGGAACCATGGAGTGGTAGCGGGGGAACGTATTACTATGGGGGAACCGGTGGCTCTAATGGAGCCCAGGGGCAGCGGGGGAGTACTTCTTTCATGGATCCTGCTGAGAAGGGCGGCGGCAATGGAGGTATCCCAGTTGGCGGCAACGGTGGCAACGCTACCTTTTATGGCTCTGGAGGCGGCGGCGCGGCATCGGCCTGGTATACGGATAAAACTACGGCGTATAACCTCGCATTAGAAACCGGAACGGGAGGCTCCGGCTACCAGGGCGTCGTATACTTACTGGCTCCGGCTTAAACACAGAAAACTGAAAGGAGGTGATGCTGTGAGCAGGCATAAGATAGTGGTTGACGCGATCGGACGGGCGCGAGTTTATTATCTGGCAAAAGAAGGCCAGTGGGTTGCGAACAGTTGGGATCCGGTGCTGAGTGTGATCGGAAATAACTGCACCGATACGGTACTTTTTGATGTCCCATCGAAATATGCAGACTGTGCCATGTATGTAAAGATCAGTTCCGGATGCAATGGAAAGTCAAGTGTCAATCGGATCTCACTGGAAAAGACCGATGAGGGATTCGAGTGGGAGATTGTTGAGGGGCAAATTGCATATCCCGGGCCGATCAAACTGCAGGTAGAAGCGAAGCGATTCGACGATGACCTGGGAGATGCGATATGGCAGTCCTCCGTGGTTAGCGCGATGGTTGGCAGTTCGATCGACACGTCGTGCCTCGTAGAAGGGCAGGATCCAAAGTACCTCGAAGAGCTTGATCGCAGGATTGAAAAACAAGCGGATGAAATTCGGAGGCTGTTTGAGCAAATCAAAGAAGTTGCCGGGAAACCGCCGATTGTAGGGGATAATGGAAATTGGTGGATCTACGACGTCTCTTCGCAGCAGTATGTAGATTCCGGGATTGAGCTCCCGAGCCTTGGTAAAATTAGAATAATTGACGGTGGGGCAGCGAGCGGGCTTGAATGAGTCCGCTCTTTGCAAATAAAAAGGAGGAATTGATATGGCCAATGAAACTTTGATGACCCAGATTCAGGTCAGGCGTGACACGACTGCGAACTGGACGGCAAACAAGGACGTTGTGCCCGCTGCGGGCGAACCCTGCTATGACCTGGAACAGGGTACACTCAAGATGGGTGACGGTGTGACGACCTACGAAAATCTGAAGCCGGTTGGCGCGAGCGCGACCCACTATGAGGGCGTGAAGGCTGAAGGCGAAAGCGACACGGATGTGATCACACGTGTGCTGACGGCTGCTGGCGCGACGGCGGAGAAGGACGACATCTTTATCATCAAGACGCTGATTGCTGACGGTAAGTATTCGTACACCTCGTATGTTTACGACGGCGAAAACTGGGCTGCGATGGACGGCAATTACAGCGCGGAGAACGTGTACTTCTCGAACGACCTGACGTATACTGCAGCGATCGGAGTGCTGACTGTGCCGGCGTCCGGCTCTGGCACGATCAATGCGACCGGTAAGAACGTGAAGGATGTGCTTGCCTCGATCCTGGCAAAAGAGAAGAATCCGACCGCGACTCAGCCTGCCGTCACTGCGATTTGTGCGCAGCTCGGCGCGTATGAGGTCGGTACTTCTGTGACACCCAGCTATACGGCGACACTGAGCGCGGGCAGTTATACCTACGGCCCAGCGACTGGTATCACTGCGACCGCCTGGAGCGTGACGGATGGCACAGCTACAAAGACCGAAGCGATCGGGACATTCGATGCGCTGACTGTTGGTGATGCGACCAGCTATACGATCACCGCGACGGCGACTCATGGCGAGGGTGCTGTTCCCGTGACTAACCTGGGCAACGCGTATGCCGAAGGGAAGATCGCGGCTGGCACCAAGAGCAAGACTGCGATCAAGGCCGCGAACCAGGCTGGCGTGACCAAGATTACTGGCTTCCGTAACAGTTTCTACGGTACGCTGGAGGCGAAGGACGGCGAAGTGAATTCCGCCTTAGTGCGCTCTCTGCCGACGAAGAGCGGCAAGGCGATGGCTGCCGGCAATACTTTTAATCTAGCGATTCCGCTGAACGCGATCCGCGTGGTTTTTGCCTACCCTGCAACGCTGCGCGATGTGACTTCCGTGCAGGATGTGAATGGTATGAACGCTGAGGTCAAGAGCGCATTCACGAAGCAGGTCGTTTCTGTGGAGGGTGCGAACGGCTATCAGGCGATTGATTACAAGGTGTACGTCATGGACATGGCCAAGCCCAACGATGCGGCGAACACCTACAAAGTGACGATCTGATGCGGAGGTGACAGAATATGGCAGACTTTGGTAAGCTCAATTTTGCGGTCGCGTTGAATCCGCAGACCGCGTTTCCGCTTGACGCGAGATATTATTTTGCCTCTCTCACGGAGGCGCAGGCTGCTGCCGCAGGTGCGGTGGAAGTCGGCAGTTCGGACGGCACGTATTTCTACGGCGAAAATGTCTGTGTGGTAACCGAGACGCAAGCCAGCCTGTACATCATTCAGCCCGATAAGACACTTAAGGCTGTCGGTTCCGAAGTGCTGGGCGATGATAAGTCGATTGAGATTGTTGATGGCAAGGTGACGCTGAAGGGCTTTGGCTCCGCGACCGCCGGTCAGCAGCCCCGTGTGAACGCCGCTGGTACTGCGATTGAGTGGTACACTCCGGATACCAGTACGGTTTCCGGCCTGTCTGAGACTGTTGCTGGTCACACTCAGGATATTAAGAACCTTCAGGATGGTAAGGCTGATAAGGCGAGCACCCTCGAAGGATATGGCATCACCGATGCGATGACCGAAGAGGAGATCAAGGCTGCGATTCAGGCTGCGATTGCCGCAACCGGTCACGCTTCCTTTAAGAAGGTCGATTCGGTGCCTACGGCTGAAACCGCCGAGGCGAACATGCTCTATCTGGTCATGAACGCCACGACCGGTTACTACGACATCTATGCCAAGGTGGGTGACGAGGTCGTACGTCTGGATGACGTGAGCGTCAATCTGGACGACTATTCTACCACGGAGCAGATGAATGCGGCGATTACCGAAGCAGTGAAGAACAAAGTCGACGCGGTGGAAGGCAAAGGTCTTTCCGCGAACGACTTTACAGACGAGCTGCTCGGCAAACTGAACGCCATCCCTGAAGCGGCCGAAGAGAACTACGTCAAAAGTGTTTCTGACGAACTGACTGTGTCAGCAGATGGCAAACTGAGCGTCGCTGCGATTGCGCAGGACAAGGTGACTGGTCTCCCTGATGCGTTGGCCGGCAAGGTAGACGTGGTGGAAGGCAAGGGACTGTCGACGAACGACTTCACCGACGCGCTCAAGGAGAAGCTTGAAGGCATTGATACTGGCGCGAATGCGAACCTGATCGAAGTTGTCAAGGCGAATGGCGTCGCGCTCAACATCTCCGAGAAGGCGGTGAACATCCCGCTCGCGACAAGTGAAGCCGCTGGTCTGGTGGTTGCTTCCGCTGCGGAGAACAAGATTTCCGTCAGCGCGGAGGATGGTACGATGGAAGTTAACAAACTGAACGTCAACAAGCTTGTTCAGACCGAAGGAGACAGGCTGATTCTGGATGGCGGCAACGCAAGCGTCTGATATAAGAAAAGGAGAGATTGATTATGGCGAATACCACGTTTAATACCCGCATTTCCCTTAAATATGATACCTATGAACAGTGGACTACGAAAGACCCGGTACTGCTCGTAGGTGAGGCGGCAGTTGTTGTCGTCCCCGCGTCGACCGGTGCAGTAGCCAAGGAGCCCGCGATTCTCTTCAAAGTAGGTGATGGCACCTCGAAATTCAGTGCGCTGCCGTTCGTAGCAGGTCTGGCCGCTGACGTTTATGATTGGGCGAAGGCGAAGGATAAGCCGACCTATTCGGCGAGTGAAATCACTGGCCTGTCCGATTATATCTCTGGCGAGATTCAGGACACCGATACCCAGTATAAGTTGGAGGTCGATGCGGAGAACAGCCGCAAGTTCCACCTGTACTCCAAGGCGAAGGGTACGGAGACCTGGTCTCTGGCCAGCACAATCACCATCCCCGACGAAACTGTTCATACGCTGGTTGAAGGCACTGAGAATGGTACGGTAAAATTTGACGGCACCGACGTGAAGGTTCATGGTCTGGGTACTGCTGCCTACAAGGACGAAGGCGCGTTCGACGCGGCGGGCGCCGCGCAGACCGCGCTGGAGGATGCGAAGACCTATGCGGATGGCAAGGATACGGCTATCGCCGAGGCGAAGAAGGCTGGTACGGACGCGCAGGCCGATGTGGATGCGCTGGAGACTCTGGTTGGCACGCTGCCTGACACCGCAACCGCTGAGACCGTCGTGGGCTATGTGGACGAGAAGATTGCAGCGATCCCTGCGCAGACCGACTACACCGTGACTGTCACTCCGAGCACTCCCGATGGCGTTGCCAAGCGTTATACGATCGCTCAGGCTGCGACCAACCTGTCTGTGGACATCGACATCCCCAAGGACATGGTGGTGAAGTCCGGTACGGTTGAAACCAAAACTGAGACTGGCGCATGGGGTGCTGCGGGCACTTACCTGCATCTGGTGCTTGCAAACGCCGCTGAGGATAGCATCTACATCAACGTTGGCAGCCTGATCGAGTACGTGACAGGTGGCGCTGCGGCGGACGGCGTGATTACTACCTCTGTGACGATCAACGAGGCGGGCGGACATGTGCTGACCGCCACGATTGGCGACGGCACCATCGCGCTGGCTAAGCTGGACGCCGATGTGCAGACTGCGATCGGCAAGGCGCATGAGCATGCGAACAAGGCTGAACTGGACAAGATTGAAACCGGCGACAAGGCCAAGTGGGACGGCGCCGCGGACAAGGCGCATGAGCATGAGAACAAGACCGTACTGGATGGCATCACCTCGGACAAGGTGACTGCTTGGGATGGTGCGGCGACTGACCGCCATACTCATGATAACAAGACCGTGCTGGACGGCATTACTGCTGAAACGGTTGCGGACTGGGATAGTAAGGCGGCGGGTGATCACACCCATGACATTACCGAGCTCCAGCAGGCGAGCGGCTATATCGTACTGAACTGTGGCTCTGCGACCACCAATATTTAACAACGGCTATGACTATATAGTAATCCGAACCCCGCTGTGCGATGTGCATGGCGGGGTTTCGTATGAAGGAGATAAGACTCAACTTAGGGGTGATTTTCTATGGCGGTCATTAAAATGAACAACGGCAGTGGAGGCTGGGCTCAACTGGCGTGCGAAGAACTGCCTATCGTGAGATTGACTACTGGCACTGTGCTACGCAATATTGCTTCTGGTGCTTATCTTTGCGGCGGCGATTATCTACCTTATGATGGAGCGACCGCTATTTCTATCCCAGAAGATACCATCGTGAATGTATATAAAGAAAGCACGAAGTCGGCTGCTCAATGGTTCCAGCCGCAGAGCAATACCGTGCGTTGGATTGAGTTCAGCGACAGTAAAGTGATTGACGACCGTACAAGTGTGCTTGGAGTTTATGAGGCGGCGGTCGCGGGCGGTTATACGGGTACTAAAGAAGCATTCTATGAGGATTTGGCTGCAATTCAGGGCTTAGCCGCAGAGTTGGAGGCTATATGAGTATTAAGACAGAAATCGCACGGATTAAAAAGAACATCAGTGATGCTCTCGCGGCGATTGCTTTGAGAAATGTAGAAGTACCCACTAACAGCACCTCAAACGATTTGGCTACGCTCATTCGCCAGATACCTGTCCCCGCTGAGGGCGACGATAACTATAAACAGCTTGTAGAGGGAACAGCCGCTCATCCAGTTTTCCCGCAGAACCTAACCAAGATTGGTGCTTTTTTGTTTTACAACTATCCTGCGGCTCTCGCATTGACAGAGCTACCAGAAACAGTTACCGAGGTGGGTGCAGCTTCCTTTATGTTATGCTCTCATCTGGCTCTTACACATTTGCCCGCAGGACTTATTTCAGTAGGCTCTAATGCGTTTTATGGATGCTCAAATATCACAATTAGTGAGTTACCAAGCGGTCTAACTGTAATACCTTCAGGAGCGTTCTGGGGATGTGCAAAAATGACATTTACTGAAATCCCGGGAGGCATTAAGACTATTGCTAATTCTGCTTTTGCTTATTGTAGCGAACTTACCTCAATTACCTTTAAAGGCACACCCACATCTATTGGTGCGAGTGCGTTTGAGCATTGCGACAAGCTCACTACTATCAATGTACCGTGGGCTGAAGGTACGGTGGCTAACGCTCCGTGGGGAGCAACGAATGCGACCATTAACTACTACGGAGTGAAGTGAAATGAAGAAGATTAAATTATATCGCGTGGGGAATACCGTTTCTCCAATTAAGCCAAACGAAGCTTATGAAACGTTATGGCGGCTTGTGGCTGATGAGGGGAGAGCACTTTATGACGGCGAAAATACTGTACCTGCGATTGATACGGAAGCTCCTGATAAGTGGAATGAAGTGGCGATAGATGAAGCTACGAAAGCGATAGACGAGGCGTTAAAAATCTTAAAATAGCGGCCTGAAAGGGATGGCCGCAATAAAAGCTTTTGAAAGGGAGGAAAGCTTATGCCAGATAATATTAAGAAGATAAACAGTCGCATACAAATGAAAAACGCGACTGCGGTTGACTGGAAGAAAGCGGTTAATTTTAGTCCGCTAAAAGGCGAAATGATTATTTATAGCGGTGACCCACCTCGCCTTAAAGTGGGCGACGGTACGACGAATGTTAATGACCTGCCTTTCACCAGTGCCGCGATTTATGTAGGTGACACCGCTCCAACTGGCAATTATGACCTGTGGATTGACACCTCAATGGACACGGGTGATGATACCGTCCAAGTGGTAATTTTCACACAGGAAGAGAAGAGTAAACTGGCGGGCATTGAAGCGGGTGCAAATAAGTATGTGCTGCCGACTGCGGGCGCAGAACTGGGTGGTGTGAAGACCACTTCTACCGTCAGCGATGCGACGGGACTGACGGCGACGCCTATCATTGACGGTGTGCCGTATTATAAGGAGGCCACGCCGAACTGGAATGAGAATGACAGTACAAGTAAGAATTACATCGACAACCGTCCGGGTGCGTTCACGAAGACTGAAACCATTACACTAACGGCGACAGCGGAAGCACGCAATGAGGGAGACACAACCACGACTTCTCTTGAGTTCGCGTTTCCTGACAACCGCATGGACTTAATTCCGGGTGAAACATATCAGGTTGTGTGGGATGGGCAGACGTATAACTGGGAAGCGAAGATTATTTATGTGGATTTACAAGACCATATTCTCACTTATTCAAATCATGGCCGTTACACAATGCCTTATTACATTATGTGTGGGTACGATATTGTTGGTGAATTCGAGACAGGTGCTAAGAAGGCACAACGTCAAGATAGTGGTTCAGACAGCGATGACGAATTACCTATCACGATAATGTCAACGAGTGGCGGTGTCGTAGGTACGGAGTACTATTTAGGCAGACTTATGTTGAGTTCTAACACCAGCCTCACTGTAGGCGCCTCTTACTCAATCACCATCACTGGCAAGTTTGATTATAAGCTGTATTCGATGACGCGAGAAGGGGAAAACGTCAATAGTGTATGGGCTACTGGTATCTTTGATAACGCGGCTTTGTATATGGCTAATACGTATACTGAAGCGAAACTCGCTAGCTATACCCCCTCTTGGGACAACCTGACGGGCAGGCCGGGTGCGTATTTTGATGACACTCAAGCTACGACGGCTGATTTGACATTTAGTTTCAAGGGGAGTACATCTGCCAATGAATCCGCATACGTGAGTTATTATTGGGATAATGGTTCCTCAGTTGCGCCTCAATCAGTACAAGAAACTCCAGCCCCTCTTTTGAGAAAAATTGTTGCAGGGCAGTCTTATACCGTAGTGTGGAGTGGCACGACTTATTCCAATGTAGTAGCGCGAGATTATTATGGCACAATGCTATTAGGCGGGGGATATTATGATAATGCAGATGGACTGGATTTTTCTTCCTTCCCCTTTTTGCTTGAGATTAACGGAGTAAACAACGAGATAGCAGTCGTAACCCCCTCTTCAACTGAAGCTCGCATAATCACTTGTTCTATACATGGATATAATCCTGTAGAGATACCTGGCTATTTTTTGGATTTAACTGCTATTGGGCGCGAGTTCGTTTATAATAACTCAGGGGAGGCAAACAATCTTACATTGCAAGGGAGTACCATTATTTACACGGACAAGTACGATAGCTTGCAATTTAAAAGCAGTATATCAAAACCAGATGATAATAATATAAGTTCTTCATACGTAGTAGGCGCTCTCTCATTCAATGGCTGCAATGGAGGTACTGTCACCAACGCGGACGAAGGTAATGGTTTTCATTTACTTTCAGCCTGTTTTGAGAAAGATACAGAGAATAATAGCTGGGTTAGAGCGGGCGATATAACATTTGGCCTAACCTTTAAATCTGAAAACCCCGCAGATAGTTTATATCTTCTATACCGCGATAAAAACAATATACAGTTCAACTATTCCGTTCTTACCTCCGCCTCTATAATCCCCATCACTTCTGGCGGCACGGGTGCTACAACGGCTGCTGGTGCGCTAACGTCGCTAGGGGCGTTCCCCATTTCAGGCGGTACACTAACTGGTGTAGCTATGGCGGGCGCGGATGCACAAAAAACGCTTTCTACTGCCCAGCTCCGTAATATCACCATCAGCACAACCGACCTCGTGGAAGGCGAAAGCACACTGGCCGAAGGCGAGATTTATCTGGTATACGATGGGGGTGAGGCTTAATGTCTCAAGCTCTATCTAATCTGGCGATTGGGAGTAAGGTAAAGTTTGGCAGCTATTCTGTTAATGGTGAAACCGCACAGCCTATTGTTTGGACGATTGTGGCGAAGAATCATACGGGGTATCCAGATAATAGTGTGACCTTGCATACGAGTGAGATTATTGACCTACGGTGTTTCGACGCTAAAGAGCCGAACAATAGTAATAGTAGTCGTGTGGCATATGGCAATAACTACTATTCTGTATCTAACATCGACCAATGGCTTAATAAGGATGCGGATGGCGGCTCGTGGTATGTGGCGGCGCATAGTGCGGACAGTGCCCCGGACACCGCCGCGAATACTCGCGTAGGCACGCAATATGCGGCGAGGCCGGGTTTCTTAAACGCTTTTACCACGAATGAGAAAAACGCAATTCTTTCAACCACCATCCGCGTAGTTAAGCCGACTGCTGATGGCGGGTCATACGAGGATATTGTGCGAAAGGTGTTTCTTCCCTCTATTACGGAGATGGGGTATGGTCTTGAAAATGACATAGCAGAAGGCACTGCGTGGGGGTATTACACTACTGCGACGGCTCGTGCGGCTTACGCTACGACCCAATGTTATAGCAATACGCAGTCTTCTTCGAAGGCATCTTCACAGACAACAAACTGGCAATGGTGGCTGCGAACGTCTTATGCTACTCAAACTCATTATGCGAGGCTGATTATGTCCTCTGGCGGCACTTCATCTGGCTATGCTTATAGTGGTCAGTATGGTATCCGTCCTGCATTAAACCTATCCAACACGCTTAACGTCAGCGATAGTGCGGATAGCGATGGATGCTATACGTTTGAGTGGAGTGGTTCTAGTGGAGGAGGAACGAGTGGTGGCTCATCCTCAGTGTGGGTCGGTGGTACGGAGACGTATACAGAGAATGAGACGAGAAGTGTGGAAGTGTCGCTGGACAATTTTTCTTCGGTTGATTATATAGATGAAATGTGCTATTATGAGAATGACAATAACAATAGTAATAGTACCGTCCGTATAAATACTGTTGGAAGTACTGTCTGGGGAAATAAATATATATATTCTATAAAATTAGATGGAATAATATTTACCACCCTTACCGCTTCATCAACCGCATCCAATACGATTACTTTTAATAAAGATTTTGCTAATGTAAAATGTAAATTGACTTGGATGCAAGCGTTAGGTGAAGGGGTAACAGATCACATTAAAATAACTCTTAATGATACGGTTGTTTGTGAAAAAACTGGGACAGATGATATTGATGCTAACTATGTATGTGACGTAGGAAATGTAAAAGCAAATGATATGTTGACTTATACGATTGTTTCGCGTAGCGGTTCTTTGCCTTCTGGCCAAGTTGTAATTAGCTCAGGCTATGAATGTCATCTTTCCTCCGACCCCATTACCATCACCGAAACCGTCCCCGTCCAGAAAACTCGCGGCGTGAACAAACCCGTTTCATCTATCTATGCAGGTGTCACCGCGACCGTCCCTGTCTATACTGAAACCACTACAACTGAAGACATCGCACTCTCGTTAGCCACGTTCACCGATTTCTTCTCCGGAGACAACACTGGCACAACCGGCACAAATGCGACTGGCTTAAAATGGGCCGCACAATCTGGCGGTGGCTTGAAACTCACATTCGGCAATTACGGCATCAACAGCTCTACTTCGATGACAACCTTCACGGCGCAACGCGATCTGACAAACGTGGCGATTAGTAGTCTGTACTACACAGAAAGCAATTGGGACAAAATCACTCTTATCGTTGCGGGTACGACTGTACTTGACGCAGTTAGTGGTACAAGCTCTTCGCTTACGCAAAGGTGGAACGGTTCCCTGGCGAAGGGGCAGACCATTGTGCTGAAGTATGTAAAGGACGGTTCGAACCATGCGACAAACGAGAGTTCCACTTATTTCAAACTCACTTGCGATCCGTATCAAAAGACAACAACCAATAGGGTTCAAACGGGAACCGAAACAAAGCTTGTAGACAAGAAGATAGTGAAAGGCTACGTGGGCGGGCCGGACGGGAAGGCGAGGCTGTTCTTTGGGAACAATGGATTAATTGCATCATTTGACGGAAGCTATACAAGCGAAATGATTGATGTAGATGGTGCATCATACGAACTCTGCACGCTGACTTCCAGCGGTATTCTGCGGCTCAAGAGTGCAGCAAATGTCTGGATTTGCGGAGGCGGTGCGACAGGTGCAACCACAAGTCCCGCTGGTGGCTGTGGAGGAAATATCGCGCAAGCGACTTTGGAAGACACTTCCGCTTATTATTATGTAAATGTTGGCACCGCAGATGCGGCAACCATTATTACTTCGAGCGGAGAAACCGTACTTTCTGCAAGCGCTGGAACTACGACAAGCGGTGGCTGCGGAAGAGGTGGATATAGAGGATATTCTTCAAACTTTGCCCCCGTATCTAATTCCGTAACAGACACTCATCCGTATGGTATACAGACATTAGACCCGACTTGCGCAGGGGGAGGGAGCGGTGCAACCTATCAATCTAGTACATATATATATCAAGCGGGAAATGGCGGCAGCAGCGGAATAGCTGCGACGGAAGCGACATATGTAGCTAAATCATTTGCCGTTGCCGCAGTGGGTGGTACAAAAGGTGGCGGTAATGGTGCTGCACCTGCATCCCGTCTTTATTCCCCTAATAATGGGTCTAATGCCTCATATTATGGGGCTGGAGGTGGAGGATGTGGAGTGGGCTATAGTGGTAACACTCCAATGTACAAAGGCAAGCCCGGCTCCGGTTACCAGGGGGTTGTTTTCCTGTTTGGCAAGTTGGACGCTAAAGCACATCAACATGTAAAGGGGACAACATACACCATCACGAAGCAGGCGACTTGCAGCGCCACTGGAATTAAAACTTATAAGTGTACCGAATGTGGAGAAGACGCTTTTACGGAGACAATCCCCGCCACAGGGCATATGTGGTCGGAATACACGGACAGTGACGGCGTGACATGGGATAAGTGTATAAAATGCGGCCTAATGGTGCGCCCATCCTCTTAATAGAAAAAGGAGAATTGATATGATCGGAGCAGTTATAAAGGACAATATTGTTCAAAATCTCATCGTCATCCGAGAAGCGCAGATCCCTGAAATGGAGAAGGCGCTCGGGTGCGAAATTGTAAACGGCAAATACTACGGTCTTCAGGCAGGAGACCTGCGCACGGCAAACGGCTGGACGCGCAACGCGGGCGGCGAGCAGATGATTTTACAGCCCACTGCACAGGAAGACTATAACACATATTCTATTCAAACGCGTCAAATCATTGCTCTTGAAGAAGCACAGCCCGCAATTGCGGCTGAAGGCACGCAAGCGGCACTGAATATTCTAACTGGCATCGACACGCAGGAGGTGGTTGAAGATGACAAACGAACAGAGACAGAGACTGCTTAAAATCAGGGCGATTCTGGATGGTATGATCGACGAGTTCGGCATGACTGACGAAGCGACGTTCAACGCGAAGGCCGTAAAGGTTAACGCTGTCGCGGAAGCAATTCGCTATTGGAAAGAGGATGCGGACTATCTGCGCGGCGCGCTGGTTGTTGACCCGGTGGACAACGTGCCGTATTGGGCGATGCACGACAACGGTCCGACTAGTGGCCAGGTACATAAGCCGAGCGAGTCGCCCACGATCTGGGCGCACTGTCACGGCACGTCTCCCGAAACGGCGCGTCCGTTCGTTTCGGAAGGTCACAACCCCTATATGACCGGGCATTACAGTACGGAGAACGGCGTGATATTTGAGTGCCTCCGGGACAACGTGATTCACGCGCCAGGTGTGCTGCCCGACGCCTGGAAGAAGCATGAAGAAGGCGGCGAGAGCGGCGGCTCGACTGAAACGGGCGGCTCTGAGGAGGATCCGGGCACAGATGAGATTACTGAGTGGGTACAGCCGGACGGCAGCAATCCCTTTGCCAAAGGCGCGGTCGTAAAGCACAAGGACAAGGTCTGGGAGTCTACGGTTGACAACAACGTGTGGGAACCGGGCGTTTATGGCTGGGTTGAAAAGGAGACGTAAGCATGGGAAAGATTGCGGACGTCAGTAAGTATCAGGGCGACATCGATTGGGAGAAAGCGCGAAAGGAACTGGACTTCGTGATCTTCCGCGCGAGCTGCGGGCTTGGGGAGGACGGTAGGTATGTTGAAAACACTTCCAAATGCGAAATCCCCTACGGTGCGTATCATTATGTGATTGCAGGCACTGCGACCCGTGCGCGTGAAGAGGCGCGCTTTTTTATTGCGGAAACCAGGAAAGCAAAGAGACGCCCCAACTTCTATATTGCAGATATCGAACACGAAAACCAGACGGAGACCACAACTGAGCCGGTGTGCGTTGCCTTCCTCAACGAACTGCGCAAATTGGGCTGCAAGAAGGTCGGACTGTACATCAATCGCAAGTACAAGTACGCAGGCAAAGCGATTGAGATGTGCGACATCATGTGGATTCCTCACTGGGGCGCCAACAATGGCGAGGTTCCCGGAGACGAAAGTAAGCCGCCGTATCCGCACGACCTGTGGCAGTATACCAGTCGCGGCCGCGTAGATGGCATTGACGGGAACGTGGATCTCAGTCAGTTGACTGGAACCAAACCGCTTGAGTATTTTACGGAGGAATGTGGCGAACTCAAGCTGGGCGACCGTGTGCTGAAGACTGGTGATGAGGGTAGTGACGTGAAGGAGCTTCAAGAAAAGCTCGTCGAACTGGGATTTAAGCTGCCCAAGTATGGTGCAGATGCGGAGTTTGGCGGCGAGACGGAGAAAGCGCTCAAGGCATGGCAGAAGCGGTCTGGTCTGGAAGAGAGCGGCGAATTCAGCGAAGCAGACTACAGGGTACTTTGCGGGTCTGAAGAAAAGCCGGAGAAGGGCGGTCTGTTCCAGGCGATTATCGAACTGCTTCTCACTCTGGCCAGGTTTATCCAGAATGCACTGCGGAAAGACCGGTGAACGAAAAAAAGATGACAGAGGAGGAGTTGATCATGGAGAACGAACTGCACGAGGTCATGCTGGAGAAGCAGGCGAGGATGGAGGAACAGATCAAAGGAATCTATAAACGGCTGGATGAGCAGAAGGAACTGACCGAGAGCGTCCACAAACTGGCGATTACTTTGGAGCGACTTACGTCTGCGCAGAAGTCAACTGAAGAGAAAGTAGATGATCTGGCGGACGATGTGGAAGAGATCCGCAACCGTCCCGGCAAACGATGGGAAGGCGCGATAACAGTTGTGATAACCGCGCTCATTACGGCGGCGGTGACGTTTGCGTTGTCCAGACTGGGTCTGAAGTAAGGAGGCACTATGGTTTACGATGCGTCAAATCTGAAGACGATCGTAGCCGGGCAGCAGGGTGAGCACCTGATGAACATCATAATGATCGACGTCAGGTGCTTTACCGATCGTTGGCCGGATGCGGAAGTCGTACTTCTTTTGAAACGGCATAACGATGAGACACCTTATCTGGCGAATACACAGGTTCAGGACGGGATTCTTATCTGGCCTGTGACGGCGACCGATACGCACGACGCGGGCAATGGCAAGATGGAGATCCGTGCGCTCGTGGATGGCAAGGTGGCCAAGTCCGTTGTAGCGAACTTTCATGTCAACGAGAGCATTACGCCGCCCACAGAGGAAGCGCCGGCCGGCGCGGACTGGGTGAAGCGCGTACTGGAAGAGCTGGAGGCGAGTAAGGCTGAAGCGCTCATCGTGAAGTCTTCTACCGAAGGCAGCTCGAAGAGGTTCAGGATCACGGTGGATGACGACGGGGTTCTTTCTACGATTGAGGTGACCGAGTGATGGCGCAGCAGGTCAGGAAAACAGGCAAGAAAAAGCGCAAGACGGAGTTTTCGAAGAAGCTGGTTGTCTGGGCATTGGCAATGACGACACTGTGCGTGCTCCTGAGCTATGTACTCTCGCTTTTCGATCACGATGGGTGTCAGGATGTGACGGTGGCGGTGGTGACGACATGCGTTGCCATCGCCGTGGGCTACGAGGCGAAGAGCTTCGGAGAGAAGAACAGCCGGAACAAGTACGGGATCGACGAGGACGGGAATAAGATTGAGTGCGGGAAGGCGGATGAAGAGGCATTAGGCTGAACACAATTCATTAAATTTGTTTGACACACAGGAGTTTTCAATAGAATGTCGAAGGTAAACAATAGTGTATGCGAGAGGTAAGGAGGCGATAGTATGTATCAGCTTGCTCACATCGCAAATACCATCCTTTACAGAGCAAAGGGCGAAGATATGCCCATATCCCCGATGAAACTGCAAAAACTGATTTACTTCCTATACGGCGAATTTCTCTACCGCGAAGGGAAAGCACTTTTTGCGGAGCGTTTTGAGGTATGGAAGTACGGCCCGGTTCTCGATGACGTCTATCAGGCGTTTAAACAATTTGGCGCAGGTCGAATTAAGAAGTATATGCCTGACGCCAATGGTCTTTATCAGGTTGTAGACCTGGACAGCGATCGCCGGTTCAGGGCGTGCTTCGATAAGGTATGGGACAGTTACAGCGACCAAAGCGGAATCGAACTTTCCAAGTTGACTCATCAGAAACGGAGCGCATGGTATATTGCCGCAAGCAAACGAAGAACTTTCTTGAATGACGAAGACATATTTGCTGAAATGAGGCATAGAAATGACCGACAGACAAGAGAAGACTCTCCCTGTTGATGTTGAATCTCCGGAAACGGAAGAGGAAGTCCCCTTTGAGGGTGGTCGGAAAGTATCATCCGATTACGGCAAGAAGACAAGGGAAATCGGGGAGAAGGACAATCGTGCATTCTGGCTGACATGTGCATGCATCGCGATATTGGCAGCGATTAGCGGCGTAGATGCGCTCATGGAACGAGATATTATGGAGGATTCTCAGACGGTCAAGAGCCTCTTTGAAATCGTCAAGTATGTGATTACCACGTCGCTCGGATTCTTTTTCGCTACGACAGTGGCGAAGAAGGAATGAGTCCAAGCAGGGAGGTAAAAAAATAAGGGCACATCTGTAAATCAGATGTGCCCTTACTCATTTGCCCGTTCCAGGCGTTCGTTTGCCATATCGAAGCCCTTTCTTAAATGGTGTAGTAGTGGTGTAGTAGGAGACGAGGTGTGCGAGAAGAATGCCTGAATTATCGGCATTTTTCTTGCTTATTGGAGCAGAGTAGCGTATAAAAAACAATTATACCTCTAGACTTCACTGTTGTCAACACGACCCTTTATAAGCCTACGAATCTATCATTATGTGTCAACTTTGTGAATGACAAATTGTGACGGGTGTACATAGGCCTTCCATAACACTACATATCCGAAAATGCTAGTGGTGTAGTATCTGGTGTAGTGGTTGGTGTACTTCCGGTGATCCTCAGCATTTGCTCAGCAACGTTTTCATAATCCACATGTGCATAAATGTCTAGCGTTACGGAGACCTTTGAGTGCCCCATGATATATTGGAGGCTCTTGGCGTTCATCCCCGCGTTTACCATATTTGTGCAAAACGTGTGACGTAGCACGTGCGGCGTGACACACGGGAAGGATTCTCCGGGATGGGCTGCCAGATATTTCCTCATTATTTGGTGCATTACATGTTGCACGCGTGTTGCAACTTTAGGCGTCCCATTTGAAGTGACTAGGAGGAATCCGCTGCGTCCGTCAACGATCGGTTCGATTTTAGGCCTGCTTCTCGCCATAATATTTCGCAAACTCTGAGCAACCTGATCGGACATCGGGATAAAACGATAACCACTTTTTGACTTTGGCCTTGCCGCGCGATATACGCCGTTAGTTTCCCGAATAATCTGGTGCTCGACGCATATCCTGCGATTTTGAAAATCCAGGTCGTCTTTAGTAAGCCCGCAGAATTCGCTAACTCGCAAGCCTGTCCCAAGCAATACGATGAACTCGTCGTAATACTTGCTGTAGATCTTATCGTTTAGAACGAAGTCCAACCATGCTTTTTGCTGTGCAGGAGTAAGTGAAACTCTTGCTTTAGCGTCGTGTTCAATTACCTCGCTCAGTTTGAAGTCAAACGGGTTTTTTCGGATCGCGTCTTCACTGCAAGCCATGTTCAGGGCGGGATTCACAATGGAACGGATGGTTTGTATGGTTCCATAGGACTTGCCTTGCTCATGAATCTCAATGACCCACGCTTTCATATCAGATGCTCTGATTTCACGAATGCGGTGTTGACAGAAATCCTCATTCTTTATAAAATTCAACAAGCTTTTGTATTCCGAGCGGGTATGAAAACGCAGGTTCTGTTTGAGGCTCAGGTACCGTTCCACTAACTGGGCGAGGGTGATTTCTCCCGCGGCATAGTCGATGTGATCGTCAAGATCTCGCTGAATCGCCTTCTCTTTTTCTCTCAACTCCTTCAGGTCGGAGGAATACACCGTCTGGCGCTTTCCTCGGGTATCGGTGTAACGGTACTGGTAAATACCGTCTTTTCTCTGGTTCTCTCCAGTCCGTAAAATGCGTCCTTTGCTGTCCTTGCGTTTCTCGGACATAGTCGATCCTCCTTTCAAGGATGAAAAGAGCCTCGATATGGCAAGTCCATTATACCACATCGCGGCTGGTTTTGCATTAGATTTCCGAACATTAAACAGAATAACTTTGCTCGATAAACTGGTCGAAGAGGCGACGCTTGATAAGGCGCTTGTTCCCGACCCAGAGCACGAATTTACAGTCTTCGTCATTCGTGAGTTCTCTCAATTTATTGATGCCGATACCCGAATAGGCAGCGGCTTCTTCTAAGGTAAGGTTCGTTTTCTCCCAAATAGGCACTTCTTTCATAAGCAATTACCTCGCAGTATAAAGATAGCGCGCACAGCTTTCATGCTGTGCGCGCTTGTTTTCTCGCGTCACCTGACAACGCTCTGGCGAATAATCCGATTGAGCGAATCCCGAATCAGATCGTCCATGTTCTGATTCAGCTTTGCGTCAATGCGCGACGAGACATCCTCATCCAGACTTTCCATTTTCTGCTCGATAGCGTGGAAGAGTTGGTCGCACCGTTCATCGAACGCTTCCTTCAAAGCGGCGGTAGAGAATTCAGGATCGCGAACCAGCTCCTTCATGGTCTTGGCCGCCGCCTCCTGAACCTGCGACGGGAAACCATAATGCCCGTGGCACATGTCGTCCAGTTTAACGTCGATCAGGCGTTGGATTTCGGCGCGAAGGTGCTTGTCAAATTCCTCTCGGGCAACCTGACGGGCGTAGTCGCGTACCGTCTGTAAGGCACTCTTTTCGAAAAGCTCATTGTCTTCGAGGTCGATGGATAGATTGATACGCTTCATAAATCCTCCTTGCCGTGGTCAGATAGTGAGAACGGAAGAGTCGATATTTCCAGTTGTTCGCAGAGAGGTTGTAGCGACTGTCATGCAGTTATAGGCGGACTTCAGCCCGTCAGCGGTCGCGGCATACTGGACAGTCATGTTCCTGTCTATGCCTAGAGAGGTACCGGTTTCCTCCGCGTCGATATTTGCGCCGAGGAACAGAAACTCCCAGGAGTATTTCTCGCGCTGATGCCTGATCTTCTGGCGAACGCTTTCCAAAGTGTATTCCTTACTGGCGTTCTCGCATCCGTCCGTGATGATACAGAACAGAACCTTGCCGGGGCGTTCCTCCTCAGGGGTATGAGCGAGCCTTGCGCCAACGCTGTCAATCGCTGCGCCCACTGTATCCATCAGGGCGGTCATACCTGTCGGGACATACTGTCGATCGGTAAGTGGTTCTACAGACTGAATGGGTATATGATCGCAGAGATACGAATAGCTGCTGTCGAACAGGATAGTGGTCAGGTAACATTCGCCGGGAACTGTCTTCTGTTCGGCGATAAACGAATTGTAGTTGTTGATCGTGCTTCGACGAAGAGGGTCCATGGAGCCGGATTCGTCGATAATGCAGACGAGTTCGGTGAGATTGTTATTCATTTCTACCTCCATCGGAATTTATATATTGCATAATTGAAACGGGTGTGATATAATCAGCATAAGCGTGGAAATCGCCGTCAAGTTAAGGACTTCTTTCCCTTTCTTCCTGCTTAACGGATACGGTAAAAAAGGCGGTTGCCTCCCAATCTCTTACAGAGTGAACGGAGGTGAAACACCAACGCTCCTCGTAAGAGCAATCCTATGAGGAGGTGGTTGAATGGAATTATTTTCTGTGTTAGCGAGTATTTGTGCGATCATAGATTACGCTGTTAAAGCGTTCAGGTTCGTCAAATCAAAGATAAGCAGAAAGTAAGCCGCCTCTAGCCCAGGCGGCTTACTCGGGTTTGAGGCTAACGGCCTCAATGCTTATGTAATTGTCCCTGTGGCAACCGCTTCGGTTTCCACGTGTTTATTATACTACATCACGTGTGGCGAGTCAATAAAATCTTACGCATTTGGAATAAAATTTGATTCATTTGGATCAAAAATTTACGCCATTCCTGTGCTGCCGAAGCCGCCCCGGTCGGGCGCGTCCAGCTGATCCACCTCGACAAACTCCACCGGCTCCATGACCTTCTGAATACGGAACTGGCAGATGCGGTCACCCTTTCGAATGACTGTGTCGCGCATGGCCAGCGCGGGGAAGCCCCACACGTCGTTGTCGCCGCAGTAGCTGTTGTCGATTACGCCCATCGAGTTGACCTGCAGGATGCCCCACTTTTTGAAGGTGGAGCTGCGCGGCACAATATTCGCCTCGTACCCCTCGGGCAGTTTCATGCTCACGCCCAGTGAGATGATCCGGAACTCACCCGCCTTCATTTCCGCGTCCTCGGCGGCACGAAGGTCGATCCAGTCGCCCTGGTTGATCTTCTCGATTCTGGTCATTTCAGTATTGTGGTACTTGATCTTGATTTCCATTGGCTGCCTCCTTAGATGATTTCAGAGAGTTTCTCGATGATCGTGTCGCACACGTTATGTTTAGACCCAAAGCTAAACTGCCTGCTTCGTCGCGCCCTCGTTCGCCCTCTGGCTACTTGAGTTTGTATAGCGCTCCACAGGATCCAAGGGCGTAACGACGCCCCTCGGCTGAGATCCGTGTTCGTGGGTCTCATACCGCATC